ATGTAATCTTATCAACCAATTTCTGTTCAAATGGTGAACATAACATACAAGGGAACTCTGGTATTAGGTTCTTCCAAACCTTATTGATTGTTGAAGTATTAACACCACACTTAAGGTCTTTCTGTATGATTCTTTCAACAACTTTTGCATTATTTGCTGTTACATTTTCAAGAATAAACTCCAAATGTGTAATAGCATTATTACCAGTAATTTTGCGACTGGCTAATTGTTCAACTAATTCTTGGATAGCCCAATCTAGATTATCATCACTCAGAAGAAAAGTATTTGGTTCATACTTTGGAATCTTTCTTTGGTAGAACTGTGTGAATGGGTCGTTTGCTAACCGACAAACCTCTTTCAGGAGTTCATTATCTTTATTTTTGGTTAACAACTCTATCTTAAAGTTTCTAGAATTATTAGATTCAAGTTCTTGCAGTATTTGGTATATCATTATATGTCTCAGTTATTCAAAGTATGAGTAATTATAACACCATCCTTGGTATTAGTCAATATTATTTCAATAAATTTTGAAGACTTTCTAAAGATTTATAGTCATTACTTTCCATCATTTCAAATATTTGTCGTGATGTATAACTACCTTCTTTATAAGTTCTTTCTATGTAGAATTTTAAACCATTCATTGTTCCTTCACGCATTCTTAAGAATAGTCTAGTAGTTTTTTTACCACATACTCTATTGATACGACCTAGTAATTGTGAATAAGCATATTGTTCTAATTTTTTGGCTGAACCAGCTAAGTGAAATAATGTATCAAATAATGGAACATCAAATCCTCTAGTTCCGGCACGAATATTAACAAGAATATTATAAGGTGTGTTAGGATCTTCTAATAGAATTTTACATTCAGATAATGATTTTGCTATGATTTTATATCCTCGTGTAGTAAGAATAGATCCTTTAATATTTGAATTAGAAGCATAAAATAATACATTTGACATATCAGTATTATAAACTTTATAACCTTGCTCGATTAAAGTCTCCATCATACCTACACCAACAGTAATCATAGTTAAACCATCTTCAGTATTGGTTTTAATATTTTGTATTTCTCTATCTTTAACAGCACAATCTATGCTACCTTTAATTACCGCTAAAGACCAGTCTTTTTCAAAATAATCCGTAGTACCACCAAAGTTTTTACCATTAAGAAAAGTGATAGATTCTAATGGCTTTTTAGTAGATTCATCAGATTCATATTCAAAATACTTAAAAACACTTTCTTCATTATTAACAACAACTCCTCGTTGCTCTTGAGTTGGTGTACCAGTAAAAGCATTGATATTTGCTCTAGTATTTTCTAAAACTTTATAAACAACAGAGTGTAAGAATTTAGCACTAAAAGAATCTTTAGGATTTTCGCATATTGTTTTATAGCCTAAAGCTGTAGTAACACCGATAAAAGTATCTGCTTCATCAATAACTAAATCACATACACAGGTTGTCAATATTGGTAGGGCATATGCTTTTTGTGAATATAGCAATTGACTAGAGGAGGCACCAATAATTACACTGTCTTTAAACTTAGGCTTTTTGGTAAGTTTATTTAACTCTTTATATGAATTAACTATGGTTAGATTATAACTATCAGCTAAATTATAGAATTCTTTATATAGAGATTTTTTAGGACATAGGTAAATAATGTTATAATTTTCTTCACAAAGTTTTTTGACCGGTTCATACTGATTCTTAACATAATCAGTAATTTGATCTAATGGAATTACATATAAATCAATATATCTTTCTGTCTTGATAAAATTTCTTTTAACTCGTTCATATGTAATCTTTGCACATAGTGTAGTTTTACCTTCACCCTGCGATAATCCGTGAACAATAATTTTATTAACATTTCTAACTTCAAACATATTAGAAGCTACAAAATACAAATTTGGCCTATTTATTCCTAACAATTCTAAATTTTTCATTTTTCTCTCACTTGTCTCAATAATTTAATTTATAAGTTATTATAATATATTTTTTAATCTATGTCAACATCTATTTTCTACATTTATTACCTAGAGGCAATTTACCCGTATGTTTTACAATATAATCAAGATAACGAAGTTCAATATCTTTATTATAAGAAGTATGTGTTTTGGATAACTTGCCTCCAACTAAAACCTCAATTTCTATTAGATCACAATATTTTGCCCAAATGCTTACTCTGTTATTCCTGACTTCATATTCTAACAAATCCCTTAATGCTTTATCTGTACCATCCCCCTTTCGATATCTACCAAGTCTAGACTTAGTACCTGTTTTAGGTTGTTTTTCAGGATAATTATCAAGTATTGGCATCTCTAGTCCAAGCGGATTGCCAGTTTCCCCTATTTTAAAAATTTGATCATCTAATACTATAAAATAAATCCACGACTTATGGGGTGAAAACATTAGTTTTCTATCAATATTTGTATAATACCAAGATTCATCCCAGTCGGCATTGACATCACAAACTTTATTAAATCCATCACCTTTGTATGTGTTGATATTTAAATAACTCATTATAATTCCTAATTTATTTAAAAATATTTGACCATTTCTTTAACTTTTCAATTTTTTTATGTTTTGCGTTTGTCACCTCAGTTTGATATATCATACCTGTATCAATCATTATCTGAACCATTGCTAAATAGTCACCGACTTCTTCAGTAAGATGTTCTCTGTTAGTTTGACCATCCCATTCAGAATCCCAACCAAATCTGAACACCTTAGATACTGCTTGTATCACTTCAGCTGATTCCTCTTGAAGAATCAAAAGGATTTCACGTTCTCTTTCATTCATAATATCACCGAATATTCTGTTGGATCAATAGTTTCCTTAGTCACATCTTGAACGCTACCTAAGTAATCACCATTGAACTGTGTTCCGAATACAAGTTCTTTGTAGTTTTTTATTAGGAAGTTAGAAGCAAACTCGAGGAATTGCATATCGTGTTTTTCTTTAACATAGTATTCTTCAATACATCGTTCTAATCGTTGGACTTCACAAGCAACTGAATCGTCTGTAAATGTTTTCTTCTTTAGCTTTAACACATAGAAAGTAACAATGTTGAGTGCATTTGATACTTGATCGATAGTGGGTTGTTTTGCGGTACTTACTTTGGATTTTGGTAGTCTCATCATATTCTCACTTGTTTAAATTATTTTGAATTCGTATTTTTTGGCGTCGGCAAGTGCTTCTTTCTTTGTAGGATACTTGTCGAATAAGTCTTGGAACTTGTCGCCGATGTAGATCGACCACTTTCTATCGTCCTTTGCCATATAATCCCAATAACTTGGCAAGTCCTGTTTCACTAATTTACATTTTGACATCATATATTTTCTCACTTGGTTTACTCAATTTATATGTTATTATACAATATATAAATTAGATGTCAACCTTTTTTATTAAATCTACCGTTATATTATCATTAACATCGACATCATCTTCTAGGTATATCTCATAAGAAGTATGTGTGTCTTCTTTGTTCTCTTCTATTTTATCCATAAGTTTAATTATATTCTTATGATTACCAGTAACAGATATAAGAATCAATACTGCTAATGGATCAAATACAAAAACAATCATCAATATAACTATCCTAACTGCTTTTTCTAGTAAAGATACATCTAAAGAATCGCCATAAATCAGAGCTGCAATATACTTCAGCGGTCCAACTTCAGCGTCAATTTTCCTAACAGATGCAGCAATAGGGGATCTTTCTTCGTTAAGAACAGTTATCTTCTTCTGTGATTCTAAAATAGTGGTTTGTAATAGAGTGCGTTCTTTTGCTTGGGATTTTCTAACCTTAATAGATTTGTCTATGGATTTGGTATCTTCAGATCTAGATACCAATTGTTCTACAGAATTGTCCATTTGGGATAGAAGTTTTCTGTTATATGCCACTGCATCTGCTTCAATTTGTATCCTATCATCAATCATTGATAACTTTGCTACAACATCACCAGCAGGAACATTTTGGTCTAAATGAGTTTTAGATAAGAATCCAAAGATTGAAAGAGAAGTCATTAACATTAGAACTACCAATGCCATTGACATATAACCTTTAATCATAAATGAGATAGAAGACCAATTGCTATGTACCCAGACTGCTAGTACAAGTTTAGTTACTTCTAGAATACCAATCATTGTTGGTATGATTATTTCAGATGTAGGAAAGATAGCCATCATCCCCTTTATTGCTATAATAACAGCAATAGTAGATAAGGCTACACCACAAAGAAATAGGAGTTTGGATAGTGAATCTTTAGGCATTTTATAACTTTACATGAGACCTATGAATTTTTGCTTGGATAATTCCATTATACCAGAGGGTGGAATCTTCTAATACCTTGTTAAGGATTTGTTCCCTTAATTCTATGTACGACAGATTCCCTTTTGACTGACAATAAAAGAGTATTTCACGGGTAAAGTTTTCTTCACCTAACTCTTTCACATCATTTTGGAGTTTAACTGAAGAACTCCAATAAGTTCTCCAATCCGATTCAACTTGCGTTTTAACTTTTTTCTTCTTTTTGATACCAGATTTCAAAGTAATGGTTTTGATAGATGTTTTAGAAAAATGACTTAACTTCTTTCCAATATAACTTCTACTGCTTTTGGTATTTATTATCAAATAAACAAATCCTACACATTCAGGGAGTTCAGTTACCTCAACCCCCTCAAATAACCAACTCATTCTTCGTCTTCGTAATCATCTTCTGCTAGTAATGGTGCCCCACAAACGGGACAATGGCATATTTCTTCAACAGATACATCTGCTGAACTAATAGAGATCATCCCCTGAGCGCCACATACATCACATACAAATAGTCTTTTAATCATTTTTCTTCCTTATTAGTTATTGCATCCATTTTTATCAATGAATAGTTCATATCCAGTTTCCCAATTATTATATAGGTAATCTTGAGCTTTGTTTACAGTCATTTTTTGTTTACATATTAGAGAATGAATTCTCACTTCTAACACATCTTTATGATGTGCGTTACATTTTCCAAAATATGATTGTAATTTTAAATTACTAATATCATTGGAACCACCAGAGCTTAAAGCAATTCTATGATCAACTTCATAATCTTTAGGTTTGCTTAAATTTCCTTTATCTCTTATATATACAAGTTTTTTAAGGGATTTAGGAACATTCCTAACAGTGCTAGTTAATGTTGTACAAATATCTTTCATATCTGTAGTTCTAATAGCTACTTTAGGTATGTCTGCATAAGCAGATGTTGATAACAATAATAATAGTAATATTTTTTTCATATTTTCCTTACGAATGACACGCCAAACATTCATTCTTGTTTACTTGAACTCCAGATTCTGATCTAATATAATAAAGACTTTTAATATATGGATCTAGGAATGCCATTTTATGAACCTCACTAATGTAAGATTCATCTTCATCAGCAGAAAAGAATAGATTAATACTTTGTGCTTGATCTATATATCTTTGTCTAGCAGATGCTAATCTTATAATCTGTTTTTGATCTATCTCAAATGCAGTTTTAAATACTGCTTTTTCTTCATCGTTCAACCAATCTACATGCTGAACAGATCCGTTATTAGAAATAATATCTTTAACGGTTTCTTCTGAGTATATATTCTTCTCTTTCATTATCAATAATAAGGAAGGATTAACTCTATCCATCTTACCTGCTGCTGTATTCTGCACATAAGCATTCTTATAGATCGGTTCAATGCCTTGACTGACAGAACCACATATTAAAGCAGAACTTAAGTTAGGAGCAATAGCAATTCTATGAGTATTTCTTACTCCATAACCCTTACACCAGAATGGTTCTCCAAACTCCTTTGCCATCCACTGACTTGCTCTTAAAGTTTCATCGTGAAGATGTTTGAAGATTTCGGTATTCTTGTAATAGGCATCCATTGATTCAAATGCAATCATATGATCCTGAAGGTAAGTATGAAATCCTAACATACCTAAACCAAGTGCTCTACTTTTCTTAGCAAAACGAACTACCTTTTCCATTCCTTGTGTTTTTGTGCCAATCTCAATTAGATCTTGATTCACACAATCTAGAAATACTGTTGCAACAAATACTGCATCAGTGTCTTTCCATTTATCATAAAGACTAGCATTCATTGAAGATAATACACAAGAAAAGGTATGGTCTTCATCAGAAAAAAGTTGGATCTCAGAACAGTTGTGGACTAATATATCATTAGCAAAAAAACACTCTGTTTCTGGGACTGTTATATCAAAAACAGGGGTTGGTTCAATTTTAATTTTTCTTATTTTTAGCATAATTAGTTTCCTCAATTTTATTCTTTTTACCATAAGGTTTGTGTATAATATTAGAATTAGTTTCTAAATTATATAATTTCAATAAATCTTTATGGTTACCAAAATTATTTTCTATCCATTTATAGGATATTTTTTTGAATTCTTTAAATTCTTGTTTAAGCAACAGTACAAAAGCAATACTCAAAAATATCATAACCCCATTTTCATCATAACAAGATAACGGTATTAGAGAAAAAACTCTTTGTTTTCTATCTTCCGTCATCTCTTTATAATTTGAGTTTGCTGCACCCACACTATAGTATTGTGTACCAATTCCTTTTCGTGATTCAGGAATAATTCTACCTGTGCTATGATGAACCCATTCGCCAGATAAAACTTTAGGATGTTGGTTTGAAACTGAACCAACACTTTCTTTAGTGATAAAATCTACTGCTGGGAAAGTGCCCTTTCTTGCAGCAGATATTCCAGCTAATCCCAATGACCTATATCGTTCATATTTTTTCATAGATCCTGCAATTCTATGTTGTTGTCTAGGGTGCTCACCATTTACCTTTGTATAAAACCAAACCAACGCAGAAGCAGACTGTGCCCAATATCTTTTACCTTTTAACGATTTAGATAATAGAATATGTGATAGAATATGTTCTCTTTCTGTCAATAATACTAGATTTTTCTTATCATTAGGATTTCCACTTAAATGTCCTTTGGGACCTTTTCTACTTCTTTCCTTAAACATAAAATCTGGGATAATATGGTGGGATTCGTAATATACACCATTACCCTTTTTCCTATTTTCAGATTTAGCTCTTTCCATTAAAGTCTTATATATTTTTGTGTAGTTCATGAGATTCTCCTGTTGTATATTACTATTTATACAAATAAGAATCTCACTACAACAAGTTTATATTTCTAATAACACATCAGTTTCTAACAGATTTTTTGCTTCAACATAACCTCTATTTTGTGTAAATATTTTATGTTCTGCAGTACATCGTATAATATTACCATTAGGAGACTCTATTTCATATAATTCTTCAACAATCCCAGTCTGAGCAGCGTTACTAACTTTAGCCCAAGATACCTCTTCTGTATTATGGGTTTTAACTAATGCATCAGTATAATAACCATATTCATATTTTGTTATGAACTCATCTAATCTAACACTTTCAATATCTGATGTTTTATTCATTTTTATTTGAATTATAGTGTCGCCAGTCAAACAAAGATTACTCGCCTTTACTGTTAAATTCTTATCCTTATACATCTGAGGATTTTGACGATTCACTTTGTCAATGAAATTAAAGTAACCTTTTCCAGTAATCATCTTTAACTTTAATGCTTTTTGATATCTATCAAGAGCGTCTTTATCGCCAGCTTCCAATCTTTCTATGAACTTATCAGTTATGTTCCAACCGATATTAGCATCATCAGGATTCTTATTAATGTAATTTATAAGTTCAAAGAAGTCTCCGTGATCAATTTCTATGTAACCTGCCCAAGCACCACGTCTTTGACTACCTTGAGAAATATCTCTTGACATTTGAACAAAGTCCTTGAATACTGGTAGAACACCAGAAGCAGAACCTTTCATACCTGCAATCTTTGCACCTCTAGGTCTGATTGAACCTAAATAACCTGAAGTTCCAAATCCATTCTTGGATAATACTGCTGCTTCTTGTTGTGACCCATAGAATGAATATACTGAATCTTTTATAAATCCACCAGAACAACTTACTGGACAACCAACCCCTGTTCCCATGTTAGAAAGAACTGGAGTAGATGCTGCTAGGTAACCTTTCCAGAATAATTCAAAGAACTTAGTCTCCCAATATAAAGGATCATTGGTGTATTGTGATGCATGCCTTGCTACTCTAGTATAAACAGATTTTAGATCTGGGTAATCTTTTGATAGATAATTCTCCTTAAGCATTTGCCATGCTGCAGTTGTAACCCATTTTGGAAGTTTATCTTCTTCTTGGAGTTTCTTACGTTCTTCGCCTAACTCATCGTAAATACTTAATTCACCCATGTAAACTTTCCTTCTGACCATGATCTATTGTAATCTGAACCTTGAGCACTAAAAAAATCGTGTAAAGTAGAACTTTCAAGATCTTTGTAAAACCATTTTGCTATAGGATTATAAGTTGGTTTAAATATACCTTTGAACCCTAAATTATCTAAACACATATCCAATCTAGATTCAACAAAATGCTTTAGTTGGTTCTCCGTAATACCTTTGATATGACCTTTCTCAAATATTTTGTCAATGATAACTGATTCGTGTTCTAGTATTACCCTAGCAGTATCTTCCAATTCATGATTCAACAAATTTAATTGTGCTGTTGAAAATTGACCATCATTTTCTGCTTCTTTTAGTAATGTTCTGAACAACCATGCCCCTGCTTCTGCATGTAATCCTTCATCTATAGCAGAAAAGTTAATTCCTGCATTAATATTAATAAGGGCGTTTTTCCCAGCCGAGTTAAATGATTTCAGGAATGCAAAACTTGAATACAGAATTGCACCCTCAATCATACTAAAGATACCAACTGATTTTAAGATATTGTAAACAGTATCACGTTTCTCAGTTCTCTTTCCAATCCAAGCCATACGATTAGCAAGAACTTCATCTTCTTTGTAAGAATTATAAAATTCCTCATTATCTAAACCGAGCACTTCATTAATCTTGTTATAGAATGGAGCATGAACTCCTAGTTCCATAAAGGAAAATGTTGCTGCCATTCTTTGTATATCTGGTCTGGGAAATACCTTTGAGACATAATTCTGCCAATAATCATTACCAACATTCAACTCATATAAGGTAAATAACTTTAGAGTAGATATAACTCCATGATATTCTGCCTGTGTACAATTTGTTTTAAGATCGTGAAGATCTTTTTCTACTTCTATTTCGTCAGGAAACCAGATGATTTCTGCTTGTTGCTTTGCGAATTCTATTGCTACTGGATAGTCTACAATGTATTCACTTTTTGGAGTTAAGATCCGTATTGTCATAATAAATCCCTATTTGATGTTGTATACTATGTATTAGATATCGTTGTCAGCTCTGTTTTCTGAAAAGTAGGGATTGAACTTACCACCAGGATACCTTGCTTCAAGTTTTCTAACATTCTCAGCAAACATTTCATTTGGATCTACACCTAATGCTCTACAAGCATTGATTAGATACCAGCAGATATCACCAAGTTCTCTGTACATATGGAAATGGTTATCGTCATTAAACGGTTTACCTTGGAATACAATCTTCTTTACAACTTCTGTAAATTCGCCAGATTCAGCAGATAAACCAAAAGCAGAAGTCATTAGTAATGAGATATCACAACCCTCCTGTTTAAGGTTTTGCAATCTATTTATAAAAGCAATATGATTATTAGATTCTTCTGAGGTAACTGCAGCTACAAAATCAGAATATTTGTTTAGATCAATTTGTTGCGTCATATTTTTCTCCATTGTGTAAATTTCATTTTTGCTTCAAGACCTGATACTGTATTATTAGTTATCAAGGTTTGAATATTTTCTTGTGTATAACCTGCAAGTATCATTTCATTTATATCTTTCTCTATCACAGTATTTGGGAATAAACACACACTATAGCATAAGTTTATATATTTCTCAATACTTTTTACTATATTAATATTTCTTGGTTCATTATCAATTATCAATACTATCATGTCTTTATGTTGTTGCATAAATTCTGAATCAAATGCGGAAACACCAGAAGCTGATATACAATTATCTATGAATAGAGAATCAAATTGTCCTTCTGTAACATATATAGTTTTATTAATATCTACTCTTTCTAAACCATATAGAAGTTGTTCATCACCTAATTTTACATTGTGATATCTAAGTGTTTCTTTTCCAAATGCCCTGCCAGCCCATCCAATAAGTTCTTTCTTTTGATTATAGTGTGGAATGACCAATCGTGGGATATCATTTTCAATTTTCTTATCAGATTCTTTATAATGTTTATTTGCCCACTGTTTATATTTTGGACAGAAGTATAAAAGTTTCAAATATTTTTTTGGAATCAACCGTTTCTTTATATATGACAATGCAGGATGATCTTCAGCAAGATCAGACATCCTCTGTAAATCATCTAAAGCAGATGTCTTTATAGGTTTAGCAGGTAAAAGAGTTGGTGTTAATTTGGGGGTATGATTGTGGGTACAATTAGATTTGTACTTCTCCATCACATATTCTGAATACATGTTTGGATCTAGAAACTCTAATAATTTTGCAAAAGTCGTACCAACATTACAGTTATGACATCTATAAAGGAGAGTTCCTTTTTTGGAATAGATGTAACCTCGTGCTTTGCTTTTTGTTCTTACTGAATCTCCGCAATATGGACAACTAAAGTTCCATGTTTTATCATTTTGTCTTTTGAAATTGCGGACTCTGCTAGAAATCATTGATGCGTATTTTACATCAACATAATATGACATACTCATAAAAACCTCCATAATAAAACATTATTATATACCAGAGGTTTGGGTTTGTAAAGCTATTTAAAAAACTCTAAATGGTCTAATAGGAAGCCTAACGCAATTGCACCACCGACTATCAACCACCTCCAGTTTTCTAGAACAGTTAATCTATCAGAAATAACTTTATGTTGAACAGAAGATTTATCGGTATGTTCTTTGAGTTTATCTTCTATACGACCTTCCATATCATCTATCTTTTCCAAGATTTCCTTTGTATTTTCACTCATCTTCTTGTACAGATCCCTTACATCGGTAATTGTCTCTTTATTTCCTAGTTCCAAGTTATTAATCCTAGAGTCATGAACAGCTAAAAGTCTAATAATATCTGTTGATGATTTTGCTATTTCTGCTACAGTGTTATCTATTTTATAAACTACCGCTTGAAGGACTGCTACCTCAACAAGTACATTATTTTCCATCATCTAAATCCTTTTGTTGTGTAATCCAATCTTGTAGAGATTTTAACTGTTCAGCTACTTGATAATAGGTTCCGTAGTTTTCGGTAATTGTTGTTGCAACGGTAGAGAGTTTAACATTGGAGGCTGTCTCATTAACATCTCTGGTGGTGTTGGGAATTTTGGTTTGACTGGCACTACTGTTGAACACGCTGACAAACCCATTATTAATAGTACACTTATCATCAGATTCTTTAGTGATGTATACTGGAACTTTCTTAATAATCTCATGGGTTTTTCCTTCAACAATTTTAACACGGTCTACATATTTAGTGATAATTTCAGTTGTCATTTCAGCAGCAGCAACTTCTTGTTTTGCTACTTTTACTTCCATTTCTTTAACTTTCAGTTGCCATTTTTCTTCATTAGAAATTGCACCAATAAAGAACAAACCAATAGCCAATAAGAATACAGATATTATTTGTATTCCTAACTTATATTGTATGGGTATCATTCCTCCAAATACCATAACTAAAGCTGTTCCTATCACACCCGCAAATGCTGATGTATAGAATAACCATTCTGGTATCAGAGTTAGGAAAAACATACCCTATTTCCTTTTGATAATAAATGATTTAACTTTATTTGTGTTTTTTTTCTTAAATAATGGAAGCTCTGGGTTTGCAATTCCTGTTGTGACATTTGTAATATCTTCAAGAAACCTTTTAACTATAATTTCTTCTTCTACAAGAATCAGATTGTTGGTAGTTAAAGTTTCTCTTAGTGTGTGAAATCTTTCTTCAACCTCATGAGTATTATATGTCTCATATGATTCTCGTATTAAGAAATATGCAGCCACAAGATTCTTAGTGTAGTTTTCACCACCAGGTAACTTATTTATAAGACGTTTAAGATTAAAAACCAATCTATGTAGATAATCATAAGATTCCTTTTCTTTTTCTGTTTCTAAATCTTTAGGTTTTTTTAAAACTTTTCCTTTAGCATCTATGATACCAAGTTTATAGGCATCAGTTTTATCAAAAGGAGTTACAAGCATACGAAGTATTTTGTAAGCTATAACATTATCTATTATACGAGACATTATATTTTCCTAAGTACTTCTATTATTGTTTCATCTAATTCATGAACCACATCTTCTGGTATCCTATTAAGATAAATCATAAATGTGATTAAAGAACTTTTATGTTCCGGTAATTTAAACAAAATCATATCTGTAGCAGAATCCCCAAAAACATTATATATCACTATAATATGATTGAGGATTAATCGTTCTCTCAATTCCCCAAAAGATTTGTATCTATTCAATAATTTCTTTAAATAATCAAATCTGTTGAGGTCATTTTCAAACTCTTTGATGTTAAAACACTGAGGATTTTCATAGCAGTTCATAGCAAACTGCAGAAAATTCTCAGAGGTTAAAATCATATATTAAGAAACGAATGTTAGAATCACTGCATTAGAATTAACTTTCACTGCACCAGTTGTAGATGATATGACAACTCGATATCTATCGCCAGTATTACCAGCTAGTTGACCAGCTAATATAATAGAAGAAGCTGTTTGACCGACAACATTTGCAAACTTAGTATTAGCAGAAGACACTGCTTTTTGCCATTGATATGTAACTGTTCCAGATGGAGCAACTGTTGCGACCACTGAGAATGTTGCAGAACCACCTGAAGTATTTTGTGCAGTTGGTTGGGTACCAATTGTAATAACTGCTTCAATATCAGCAACCGTAACATCATCAGCCGCATCACCAGATGTAGCAGCAGGAGTAGACATAGCAACTAATAAAATAGTTTTATAACGTGTTGAACCAACACTATCTTTGTATTCTCTGATATCCCACCAACCTGCACCATTAATGCCTTTGTCTTTGTTAGCTTTTTTAGCTCCTTCAGTTTCGTCTACAAAAAAAGTAAACGGCAGATCAGCAGTTGCGATCCATTTTGGTTTACTTCCATTAACATCTGTATTTGACCATAATGCCATTTTCTTATTCCTTTTATTAAGTTTATTAGTTATTTATTAGTAAATTCAATCGCCTTGATAGCGACCTTTACCATATCCCATTGCTTTAGTTAAAGCGTCAGATTCTTGTCCAGTTCTTGTAGATGTTTCTTCTGGTGTTTCAGATTTTAAAATCTTACCAGTTGCTTTATCTCTATAATATCCTTCTGGTTCTTTACCGACTGGAATATCTTTTCCAGATACAGGTAGAATTGCTTTGCCCATAGAGAATAATTGTTTACCACTTTCTGAATCAGTACCTTTTTCTCTAGCATATATGTTATAGTTATGAGCTTGAACAGCACTTTCAATAGGTGTCATAGCTTCTTCTAGTTCAGCTTCTTCATTAACATCAGGCATCTTTTGAGCAATTTTAGTAGCAGTAGCATACATAACACCTTTTGCTCTTTCACCATATTTAGCTTTGAAATCAGCAAGTTTTTTCTTCATACCCTTTACAACTTTTTCTTTTTGTCTAACATCAGCAGGTGTTAATGCTTTTTCTTCAAGATCTGTTTCTTCACATACAGAAGGTTTTTTGCCATATCTAGTTTCATAATCAGTATCTGCTTTTGCATGTCTTGCTTTCATTTCTTCTTGCTGTTTAAGAAGTTCTGCTTCCCTTTCAGCAGTACCAAAACCTTTCTTTTTTGCTGCTGCAGCTAGTGCTTCTCTACCCGTTGATGCTTCCTGCATTTCAAGATATGAGTCTTGAATAGCTTTCATCGCTTCCATTTGTTCAGTTGTCATATCATTTTCCTCTTGGGTGTAGTCTTTTATTTTCAATTGCTTTTATTTTAGGGGCTAACTTTAATGCTAGTTTTCGTACAATGTCTTTTTTTGTATGTAAAATTTTCTCTAATCTTTCTTTTTCTGGGAGAGTTAAATCAGCTAAAGGTTTCTTGATTATCCTCATTTTTAAAATCTTTTCTGCCATAACTCTAGCTCTACGGTTTATCTTTTTTGGAGAAGATCTAGTATGTAAAGCAATTTTCATTCTACGCTCACGTTTCCCAGCAGTTTGTGCAAATCGTATACTTGCTCTAATTCTTTCTTGCCTTGATAAAACTTCAAGTATAAGTTCTTCTTTTAAATCTGATACATGATTCCCTTCATGGTCAACAATATGGAGTTCATCGTCATCATACGCATCAACAATGTCTTCTAAACTATCTACGGAAGATGCCATTTTATCAATGTCTGTGTCTGTAATTTCATCATCTTTATCATCATCAGGTTCTTGTTCTTCCTTATACTTAATCTTCAAACGTCTAAGTTGAGTGTTAGTAGAATCACTTTCTGTAGTATACTTATCCATAGGTTTAACATCCTGTAACCATTTTTTGGTTTGATTTCCGAAGGCATCTTCTAAAAATAAATAATTAGTGCCACGTTCTTTAATTGTAAATTCTTGATTGTTAAATAAAACAGTATCTCCAATATTGAAAATATTTCCTTTCATATATTGTTCTCTAATATTCATCTGTGTGCCAATTATTAAGTTAATATAGTATATTTATCAAAATTAATAATTGGCGGTTTAAGATTATAATTTCCACTTACCTTTCTTTATGAAAATCATTTGTCGTGAACCATCTTCATGGATAATACAATGAGCATTATTCCAGCTAGATGGTCCTTGATTATATCCCATTTTATCTTTACACGAATGACCCACTTGAAAACAATCTCCGACAATTTGTGGTGTATGACTGTGACCAATAATAGTTTTCATCCCAAGTTTACTAAATTGTGTTGCAGATCCTCTTGAACCATTTGTACCAGAATGCCCATGTAATGCTACTTCAATACCTCGTATCAAAAATGATTCTGATTCTTTAATGAATTCAATCCTATCAATATCATAGTTTTCTTTATACCAAAGCTGAAATGGTATGTGAGAATTCCCATCATCAATATCATCTAACATAAGATACATCAAACCATGATAGAATTTTGCATTCCAAGGTTCTGATTTTGGATTACAATCCTGAAGCCATCTTGTCAAATGATCATTATGGTTAGATGAAACTATTAAACTTTTAGAATCAAGTGGGGTTGTTCTTAACAAGTAATCAATGGTATCACATAATTCATCTTCTACTCTATTTGTGTTATCATTAAACTTCTTATACTGTAATAGGAAATTATGTCTATGGTGATGATTAGAGGAATAGAAATCTAATACATCATGTCTAACAATATATTCTGGGTTTAAAACAGAAATAATACTATCTTCATTAGTAAAAGTTGCGCATTTTACTTCTTCATCCATATGAACAACATGCTCATCACCAATTACTATAGCAGGAACTGTTTTAGAAAATTCCATTGTGTTGCCGAAGTAGTACCGATTGATATCATGAAAACCACCAAAATCATCAGAATTTAAAACTCTAATATGAAAATCATCAATTTCTGAATCTTCTTCAATAACAATTGCTGAAAATGCATGTGAAATATTAGCACGTTCCCCAGATTTAGTTTGTGTATAATTTGGTAAAGATACACAACCAGTAGTATGAAGTATAGCACTCTTTTCTATATGATTCACGGCAATACATTTCATCATAATCTGAGGGTGTGGGATTATTAATGATTTGCCTTTGCTGAAAGTTTCAAAACTTGTTAGTGGATTAACAACAGTTGGGGATACGTTAATACCTGCTAATAGTTGAAGATTACTAAGTAATAATGTATTTTCAGAAATGAAGTATTGTAATAGGTTTGAATCCCATGTATAATCCTCATTATCATTCTTATATTTTATTGGAACTATTAATAGTTTTGCAGAATTTCTTTCACAATATTCTAATAGAGTTTCTAAGAATTCATAATTAGTTTCTGTATCATTAATAGCAGTAGTGATTACCCACTTCCCAGCATGTGATACTTCAGAAGGTAGTTCTTGAATTGGGAGATCTTCTATATAGAAATTTACTTCACAGGATTTGCATTTGTATCTTTGCTTTACAATACCCTTAGCAAAATCTTTGCCTTTTTTTATGACAGATAAGGAATTACAACTTGGACATGTATTCATAATGTACTCATGGTGTAGGAAGAAAAAGCCTAATCAATCAGTTGACTAGGCTTTGGATTGTTACTTATTTATACGGATAATTCCATCTACATCAACTGGATTAGCAAAATGCCCTGCAGCAGCATTAGAAACACCCTTCAGCTTTAGACCAGAAACAACGCCTTGTGTTTTTGGAATATCAGCACCTCTATGTCTGTCATAAACATTATCATCATTATCACCATTAACAACTGGATATTGCTTTCCTGTTTTAACATCTTCAACATGAGTTGGTATTACTTTGCTTTTTTGATGAACCATAGCAACAACACCACCCCGTTCTAAATGTTCAATAGCTTGCTTATCATTACTCTCAATATGTCCTGTTCCTGTATGGGACAACGCCAATTCATAATTTGACGGAAGATCTTTTGGGTTCTTCAATCTTGAAGCAACCTTAGTATAATCATAGAACTGAGTTTTCTTATGCTTGGCAAAATATGCAGGGGGCATTAACTTTTCATAAGGTAAATCAGAAGTTACATTACCTCTAAACCCAGAATTAATTTTTCTAGACTCATATTCACCAGATTTAAGTTTTGTTTCTACAGAAGCATGACTTTCTTCTTTAGGTTTACTAGATTTAACTTTATCTTGTTTGATATTATGGTAACCAACAATTTCACCAGATTTTTTATGAATAGATCTATTTTCATCAGTCCATCTTTCATTTTCACCAATTTCATGTGATAATAATCTAGCGGCATGTTCTGGATGCTCTGCAACATATTGGGTTCTTAATAATTTCGCTCTAAACGATGCTTCTGGGTATTGTCTATTACCACCAGCAGTAAATCCTAAACAATTTTCTGCACATTCTTTTGAAGCTTTAGGGCACAAATTGTGCTTATAGCCCGAAGAAGTATGAGGAGCTAATGCTAAACCAATTGTTTGCATACCAGCACCAGAACTTAGAACTGTTTTACCGTTCTCACTGGTGAGTTGCAATGTGTTCTTTTTAGCATGACCACCACGTTCAGTCATAAAAGTTCTAAAATGTTGTCTTGATTCTATTGCTTTCTGTTTAGTTACTTCTGGAGTTTCTCCTTCAGGAAATGCAGCATGGAACCCTTGCTTAAGATGTTGGAATAGATTTCCTTCTGGTTTATTATCCAACCCAGCTTGTTTAACAGTTTCAACATCATGTGCTTCTTCTAATGTATCCTTTTCAGAAATAGTTGGAGAAGACAAATGATGTAAAAAATCATATAAACGTGTATGTTCTTTTGGTGTAAGTAACTCTTTTTTTGCTTCTTCTAGATACTCTTTAAATCCTAACATGTTAGTTTCCTGTTGGTTAATAATTCTTTGTTATTTAGTATTTATATATTTTTAGAATTTGAATCCTGATGTATCTGGCATTACCCTACCACCTCTTTGTATAAGAGATTGAGAATCTTGTGGTATCACAATAGTTTCTTGTGCACTATTCTCAACATCAAATATTCTCATCTTATTTCTATCAATACCAACAACAAATTTCTTATAATAACTAGGATCATTATAACGATTCTTTAACTGCTTAATCATGATCTGCCCCAACTCTTCTAACTCTTCTGTAGATATCAACGCAAGCATAAGATCACATGTTTGAGGGAGACCTATAGATTCCGAAGTGTTTGTTAAATCTAGATCAGAACTATTAATACCTTCTCTATTAGATTGAGTAGCAGAAACTAAAGGAACATTATATTCAACTGCCAATCCCCTCAGTTCTTCGGCAATTGCTTTAACATAGGTATAACTATTAACACCAGCACCAAATTTCATTCTTTGAGAAGCACAAATATTCAAATAGTCAACAAAAATAATATCTGGAGCAAAATCTTTCTTTGATTTCAGCTCTTCTATCAATGCTCTGAAATGACCAGCATGAGCCGAAGCAGTAGGATATTCTTTAATAATTAAAGTTCCTTGTGCTTTTTTTCTTAACTTTTGAATACGACTATCAAAAATATTCTTATCAATAGTCTTAATCTCATTCATGCCAAGATTTAGTAAATTAACATCTATACGTTCTGCAATACGTTCTTCTGCCATTTCCATAGTAATGTACAACACATTTTTACCTTGAGATAGTGCTGATGCAGCAAAATGACACATTACTAAAGATTTTCCAACACCAGTTCCAGCTAACAGAATGTTAAGACTCTTTCTAGATAATCCACCTGCTGTAATCTTATTGAGAATTTCTATATCAAAAGGTATCTTTTCTTCAACTCTTCTATAAAAATCAAATCGTTCATCTGAATCATGAAAATAATCATGACCAACATTAGTATCAAAACACACACTTAGTGCATCTGATAAAAGTGTTGGGATAGCTTCTTGAGTATATTGTTTATCCTTACCATCTATGATTTGTATAGAGTCAAGGATAGCAAGATATACTGCACGTTGTTTGCAGAAGGATTCAGTCTCATTTAATAACCATGTGGCATTGATTTCAGTATGTACTAATGCATCAATCAACTGATGTGCATCTACTAATTGTGAATCATTTATATCTCTTCTATTAGATATTTCTATAGATAATATTTCTGGTGTTGCTAATTTAGTAAATACTTCAAAGAACTTAAAAATCTCTTCAGCAACAATAGCTTCAATGTTATCAGAAAAGTATTCTTTCTTTAAGAATGGTATTACCTTTCTGGAATAATCTTCATCATGTAACAGATTAGAGAGGATTGTTGTTTCAATTCTGGACATTAAATACCACCTGCAAACACTGTTTCATTCTTTTTAAGTGATTCTTCTATCATCTCTACCAATATATCTCCTATTGCATTTTTAAATCTAACGTTTGACGTATCAACATCTGAATGATGTACTGTATATGTAAAGCTTAGATTTGGTTCATCTGGATCTGGAAACTCTACTTTACCATAAGAGAATACTGTATTATCAAATTCTCCTCCTATTATTTCTACTGCAAGGATTTGATCCCCAAATGCATCCTCACCATTCTCAACAAAATATTCTATAACTTCATAACTCATAACAATTCCTTATCCATAACAAAAAAGGTGCTGTGTTTAACAGCACCATATACAGTTTACGCTACTTTTTCTAATTCTTCCTCAATTTCTTCATCAGTCATTATAGACTCAGCAGTTAATTTATAATTATCTTCAACCCAAGTCTGAAAAGTCTTTTGAGTTAGAACAGACATCCAAAAATCTTTGTTATGAGTATCTTTCAATCTAAATTTCTTTTCCTCTATAATACCTTCAGCATCAACTCTTGAATACCAACCATTACTAGGTTTTATAACATGTCCAGATTCTAATGCCATTTCAAGTAAACCTGACCACTTACTAATACCACCGTCAAATAAAACTGTAATTGGTATTTTTGCCTTTTCTCTCACATACCTAGATTTTTCTACATTAATAATAAAATTATAACCCACAACATCAGTTCCTTCCTTTTCTTGTTGTCTACCAATGATAAAAATGTTACTCGCAGAATAGTAAATTCCCGTACCACCAGATACTACATCTTTAGAATACAATTCTTGCGTTTTATAAGTATGGTTGATTGCCACCATTGGAATATCTTTCATTGCAAGATGTGGTGTTACCATTCTGAACAAACCTTTTAATGCTTTTGCTCGTGACATATCTGCTACAGATTTACCATCCAATGCATCATCAACTTCTTTCTTTGAAGCAAGATTACCAATTGAATCTATAACAACAATGATTCTTGAACCACGTTCAATTGCTTCAAGTTGTTGCACAACATCAAATTTTAACTCTTCAATATTTGTAATTGGAGTATGGAGAACTCTTGAAGTATCAATACCAAAAGATTTGAAATAATCTTGAGGAGTTCCAAACTCAGAATCATAGAATAGTAAGGCAGATTCTGGATACTTATCCATATATGCTTTAACTAATAGTAAAGCAAAAGAAGTTTTAAAGTGCTTACTTGGACCACAAAACAATGTTAAACCTGGAACAAATCCCCCATTAAGTTTACCTGATAATGCTACATTGATAGCAGGAACAGATGTTGGAATCATATCAGCTTTAGTGAAAAACTTAGATGATTCTAAAATATCCGATGCTTTGATTGTACTTGCTTTTTTTAATTGTTCTACTAGACTCATAATTTATCCTCAGTTAAAAACATATTATACTACAAAATTTATTGTTGTGCAAACTATCCAAAAAATGCATCTAAGGTTGCTCTTTCTACAAGTGACCAACCAATTGGTTCAATAATATTATCAAGTGCATCAACAAACACCTTTTCAAATTGTAAGTCATAATCAATATACTTGTGAAGACCAAATTCAACAGGTAACTCATTTGGAAATGCTATAACATTTTCCTTGATAGTATTTGGTTTCTTAAGGTATATAAATTTTATTTTATCACCAGATTTTATTGGTTGATACTTATGAGACAAATCCAATTTCTTTATAAGATGATTATATAATAATGCACCTCTCACATGAATAGGACACCCTTTAGTGTAAATAGTAGCATTACTACTATATTCATAAACACCATTCACTCCTCTAGGAAATGCTATTTCTTCTAATGGGATTTGTAGAAATTCTCTTTTAGCAGAATCTACAAATTGTATTAAATCTGCATTTGTACCATCTAGAATAACACCTAAAGTTGATTTCAACTTATCGCGAATAGCACTTGGTGTAGATGATTTAACTATCTCTAACCCCATAACTTTAAGTTTAGGTTGATCATATTGAACACCCTCGGAATTATGTACTCGTAATACATACTTTTTCTTTTTGCACCAGATGCCTTTGTCAGCAAGAACTTCTCGTTTCATCTGCATCTTATTTTGAAATGCATTCATATAAATTGCCAGATCCGCATAAGACTTTTCAATGAAAGGTGTCATAATTTGTCCACAGAACTTATCCATGAATTGTATCTTTTCTTCAGTAGTTTTCTTTGGCAGGTGTTCTTCTACTAATTTCTCCAATGAAAGATAAACAGAATCAGTATCAATAGCAATAATATAATCTTTATCATTAGTTCTTAATGCTTTATTCATGTATCTGTTAATAGCATTAGCAATCCATTTGATAGAGAGTTGTCCAGATAATGTAATACTTTCTGCCATTCTCAAATCATAATATCTAAAGTATGGACTACCTAAAGCACCATAAGCAGAGTTCAAAGCAATCTTCAATGCCATTTGTAGGTTGGTCAATCTAGAAATATCTTTCAATAAATGCTTCTTAGATTTGTCTTGTTCGTATTCTTGCTCACATTTAAGCATTGCTTTCTTATGTACAGTTCTATCGGTATACATTGTTTGCATTAAACTAGGAAGAAACCCTTGTTTATCTTTTGTATAACACCAACCATTTGCAGATACAGATAATCCAGTCTCTGGTATTGGATTTTTATTAAGCAATCCATCAATAGAAAGTTCTAGTCTTGTATTAGTAATGGTTTCAGGACTAATATTATACTGCATTATTAAATGAGGATATAAACTGGCAAGGTCAAATGATGCTACCCACTTATGCATACCTTTCAGTGGGTCTTTAACATAAGCCCCCTCAAATGCTTCACCTTTTGAATGATGTGTGCTATTGGGAATAACAATATTCTTTTTAAGCAAATCGTTATAGATAATAGCATCCCATAACTTTACTGGACTAAATGCATCATTATAGTTAATTTTGGCAGTATATGCCATGGTCAAATGAAGTTCAATCAATCGCAATTTATCTTCTAACTTATCTACTAGATCAACATCTTTTACGTTATAATCCACAAAGGTTTGCCAATCTTTCTGATAGAACTCTTTGAATGAAGCATATTGACTATGGTCTAATTTCTTCTCTGCCAATTCTATAAAAGCAATATGATCTAACTTATATGATTCTTGTGTTGTGTACGTATACTTTTTATACAATGCATAATAATCTAATGATGATATACCTACAATATCAAACATCAATTCTTCTGTTCCACGTACATTAGTTTTCTTTTCGTTGATGATGTTCCAAGGAGATAATTTTTTATAGTCATCCCCAAGAACTTTCTTAATACGATTAACAAGATATGGAATATCAAAAAGGTCAGTATTCCAACCTGTAATAATATCTGGTGTTGAACTTTGCCAATGTGTTAGAAACTTTCTTAATAGTTCTTTCTCATTATTACATAAGACATAATTGTTTTGATTCTTTCCTATATAAGGTCTTGAACCAAATGTCTTGAACTCTTTAGACTTGTTATCTTGGATTGTGATTAGGAGGATTTCTTCTGCAGCAAATTTTGGTTCTGGAAAGGCATCTGCTTCTGTTGCAGTTTCAATATCTATAGAAACTATCTTTAGAAACTCGGAATCAAATACAATATCATCAGGATGAGTATCAGAGATATACTGCAGAGCATAATTAGTCTGCCCAAAAATATTAAACGATTTAACATCTTCGTATGTTTTGATAAAGTCTTTACAATCATTTATATCACCAGGGTTCATTTCATATGCAGGAACACCATATAAGGTATTCCATTCGGTATCAATAGCATTTTTTGGTTTCGTATTAGTAAACAGAGTTGGTTGATATGATATCTTCTGTTTTTGTGGCATCCCATCTCTAATAGATCTTACTAGTAATTTATTTCCGAGTTGTACAACTGAAGTGTAAAAGCTTTTTTCCATAACGATTCCATAATATCAAATAAAATATAACAACTGTACAGCATCATAACACACATCATGAACAGGATCGTGCTTTTTAACCATATCTTTTGAAAACCCTTCTAAACTAACTTTGCAATAACCATTCACTGTAGTTGTTGCCATTATATCTAAAGCAGTTCTAATTTCTCTATGTTGATTGTAATATACTAGAGGTTTCACACCAACGGCTTTACATAAAGAATCCATAATAACAGAATCTATTGATCCTCTTGACCATATAATTGTTTTTTCATTTGATTTTCGCCTCAGATAACTTCTTATTTTTTGTAAACCTTCTATTGCTGGAAGGTCATCTTTAGAAGGAAAGAAACTTATTTGTTTAGCATGATCGGTTTGTTTTTCCCACCATTCTAAAGTAGATTTGGAAATTGTTCTTTTATAATTTTTTAGTTGTTCTCTAGCGTCAAATTTAACAAAAAGACATTCATCTAGTAAACTTTGGTAGGTTGATGTATCATCAAAATAGACTATAGCTAATGACAATACTACAGAGGTAGATTCAACATCTAAGGTTTCAATATCAAAAACATACATAACATTTCTCCATAACAAAAGGATATTATACTTGATACTCAAGAGAATATCAAGCATTTATATTATATGATTATTTTTTTACTTGGAACTTCTATTAAAGATGCTTCTTGAAATCTTGATTGATATTCTAAGACTAATCCTTCAGCAGGAGTGCCGATAGATACAATAGCAGATTTGAAAAGTATAACATCACCCTCAGAGTATGGCATATACTGTGCGATCATTAAACCCATAGTACCATCTTCTTTTGGTTGGATTGCAATTTGAGCAGGATTTGTTATTACATAACGAAAGGCATCTTCGTCAACAATATCTGCCAGTAATTCTTCCCCACTTACTATTTTGAAACATTTTGTAGTCATATTATATTTACCTTAAAAAAATGGGGAAGATTTTACCTTCCCCTAAAAGTTTATCCCAGAAGGATTTTATTGTGCGGAGAATTGATTTCCAATTTCCTTGGTTTGTGCGACTCTGGGATAATGTGTGCAAGATATATCTTCAATAAACCATCTTGTAATACTACATCAGAAATCTCTACATGTTCTGCTATACTAAAAACTCGTGTAAATGCTCTTGATGCTAAACCTTTATGCGTGTCAATCCACCCATCATCTTCTTCAGTTGCTTTACCAGTAATAGTAATATTCCTGTTTAACAATTCTATATCAAGATTTTCCTTTTTAAAACCAGCGACAGCAAGTTCAATCATGTATTTAGTATCCCCAAACTGTCTAATATTATAAGGCGGATAGTTTGAATGATTTCTTGAAATTGCCTCATTAGATTTTCTAATAGATTCATTTTCTGCATCAAATCCAATAAAGAATTTGAGCATATCCTGATCCATCATATTAGGAAATTTATTGATAGAATTAAATCTGAATTGTTGTGTTGTCATATTTTTCTCCAATTATGCGAGAGTTAAGTTTATTACCCCGAAGGCGTAACGGTAAATGGGGAATTTTTAAATTGCTCTCCCCACGCAAATGTACTTACTCTTCTGTTGCTTCTTCTGAGGGTTGTGCTTGAAGTGCTTGAATCTGTGCTTCACCTTGTTCTCTGATTTTTCCAATTAACTGTGATATTTCATCGAAAGGGTGCTTACCTAAAGAGGCTAAGATCATATTGATTTCATTCAAAGTTAATTCAATTTTAATTTCTGGGTTTTCCATAATATCTCCAATGGTATAAAAATAATGCACTAGGCATCGTTAAAATCTTGCATTACACAAGAATAGGTGCTCCATGCAATTCCTTTATGCCTCAATCCTAGAGTTTTTAATAATCTTTGTTTTACGAATACCAATGCTATATTTAGCAGACAAAATCCAATTAGGCTTCTCACTAAATGTTAGAATCTTAATAGAAGATAATGATGTTCTGTTTTCTGTTTTAGAAGGATCTACTACTTTCAAAAGACCCCAATCTTGAAGTAGCATTGCAATGGTATTTCTACGTTCAATATCACTTTCTGTTATACTGGTCTCATTACCATCCAAGGCATATAATTCCTTAAAATGTGTTAAGTAATATCTGCCTTGTTTATGCAAAATATGACACGATTGATATAATATATTTTCCTTGTTAGAAGCAATACCTATCCTAGTTAAAGTTTCTTTTATTTTTAAAAAACTATCTGGTTCTGGTATTATTATTTCTAACATAGAATCAATAGTCAAATCAATATGTGCCCCCATCAGTATTACCACCTTTATTAAATTTATCACGAATTAGTTGTAGCTGTTCTTCAGTAAACGTATTTATCATAGTTTTAGCTAATCTCTTTGAATAGCCATAATATGAACAAATCGCTTCTAAATCATAATTCTCAAGAGACTTTTTAGCCCACTTTGAAAATCTTTTTTTCTTGCTACAACTATTTAGTAAAAATTTAAACTGCTGGTCATTACCCATATTTTGATACTGGTTCATTTTATTTGCATAAAATAAGGTGTCTACAAAATATGATAAACCTCTATTGACCATGAATGCATCATAATCCTTATTAGCTTGTGGATCTTTAAACAAATCTTCTTTGGTATAAGATATAGCACTAATAAAATCAAATGGATTCATATCTATCCTTTAAACTTACATGAAGTCATTAATTCTACTAATGCCGCCATAATGTTTATCTCAGCATCATTGACAAATGCAGCACGATGTTGATAATCTGCAAGGATTATTATCATCCCCGCTATACTATCTTGCACAAGATAATCATCTGCTCTATCATAAAGAACTCTAAATAATTCAGATGTATCAATATCAGTATTAGAACCAACCCACAATCTTACAGCTGAAAATTTATTATCTCTTAAAGCATCCAATAATGGATCTATTGTGCTTGCATTAGCAGTTACTAATATACCAGAATCAATTTTACCAGAAACAGAATACCTCTGTAGTTCATTTAAGATTCTTCTATAATCTGGAAAATGTTTCTTTATTAATTCAACAATAACCTTAGTATCATATTCAATATTTTCTACTTTTAGAATATTAAAAATACGTTTACAAAACAATGCTGATATTCTTTGTGTGTCTTTAGAATCAATCTTAAATTCAATACAAGTACATCTACTATGTAGAGGTTCTATGATACGATTCTTAAAGTTACATGTTAATATAAACCTACAGTTTTCACTAAACTCTTCCATAAAATTGCGAAGGAAAGGTTGAACAGATTGAGGATTTAGATAATCAGCTTCATCAATAATGATAACCTTTCTTGCACTTGTTAATGATACAGTAGATGCAAAACTCTTTACTTTATCTCTTAATATATCAATATATCTTCCTTCATCAGAACCATTTAAAATGAGATATTCTGCACCAATCTCATTACATAATGCTTTAGCTACTGTAGTTTTACCTACACCAGCTGTTCCAGAAAAAAGAAAGTTTGGGACTTGTCCAGACTGTATAAACTCTTTGAATGTGTTCTTTAAAGAATCTGGAAGAACACATTCGTCAATAGTTGTAGGTCTGTACTTTTCACACCATAAAAATTGTCTTTCATTAATATTCATAATCACTCAAATGTAGAATCTGCTTCCACTCCAACAAAATACTGAAGATCTGAGTTAGATGCAGTAAATTTTGCAATCTTCTTAGATGAAATTTCTACCTGATAATCGCTGTTGATAAACTTCATCATTTCAATTTTAAAGTTGATATGAAAACTAGAATCAGTTTCACCAATCTTAACTTCAAATGCATTACTAGTTGGATTCTTTTTATCAGTAACAATAAGATTCAAAATATCATCAGAACCAACAAAAGAAATATCAGGAACTCTTAAAACAGATGCTGTTTTACTAATCAATGATAGTGTTTCTGCGCTCAATAGAAATGATACGTCAGCAGATGGAAATATTACATCTTGCTTAGGATATGAAAGGACTGAAGGATCTGCAGAAAAATACTTGATAGAAGTACTTCCTTCTGAAATCCTTACAAACTTATCATTAAACTCTAAATCGGGATTGTTGAATAGAGTTAATACTCCAAGAAATTCAGTAAGATCATATATACCAAAATCCAATGGGAATACATCATGTAATGTTACAGATGAAAAGATAGTATTCTGAACAGATTTGGTTTTTAGTACACTACCTTCTTGGATTAGAATGTTTGGTGAAATAGTGCTGTAGTTCTTTAATATGTTAATTGTTTCTTTAGATAGATTCATTTCATTTCCTTTTCAATAATATAATATTATAACACAAGTGCTATTGTTTTTCAAACTTTGTTTTTTTGACTATCTCTACCCACTCTTCTTCCGTATGTAGATCCCGTTCCAGAAGGAACAAGATATTACACATGCCATGTGCCAAATGGTTGATGCCTGTTTCTGGATCATATTGCTCACCTGCAAACCAATCCCAAAGATGTCGTTGCAGAGCATCGTAATATCTAGATCGAGCATCTGGCACCTTTTGCCAATTGTTTTTATCATACTTTACTGCCCCTATTGTTAAAACCTTTACAGTTTCTTTTAATGCTAATGGTGGTAATAAACCATATTGTAATTTACCGCCATCGAATTTTCTTCCTTTTTCGACCTCTACCTCAGCAGGAACTGAAGCATCCATCCAAGGTGGCTTCGGAATAGTTGTATCTATCCTCCTACGATACTCATCTTTATCACAATCCCGAAGATCTTTTGAGTAGAATATTCTACCCAATTCATCTTTACATGCTTCACTCATCATTACACCTCATTATTTAATTGTAACCACAATATAGCTTTTTTTAATACTTCTACAGATTCTTTAAAACTACCAAGAGAAGTATTGCACCCATTACATAAATATCCTCTTATATTACCACTAGTATGACAATGATCTAATTTAGCATCTTTTGCTAGAACTATATTATCACATATAGGACAATTGAACTGTGCTAGTGGTTTAGGATAAAATTTTTTAGTTCCTTTACGAATTGGTGCTTTAATACTTCTACAAGAGACACAATCAGGTCTTCTCAATATTCTATATTTAACGTCTGATGTTTTATCATAAAATTTTCTATTAACTTGAAAATTCTCTATAGGTAATACTAAATTACATTTCCTGCATAATTTAGTATCAAAAATTATCTCTTGACCATATAAGTCTATCATACTACCCTACATTTTCAGCTATGTCATTATATTCATCATAAATAATTTCTGCTTCTTCTTCAGTTATGATCTTATCAAACAAATCTATAAAACTTGTTCTAGTAGATTCATCAAATCTGTTTACACACAATTCAACTGATTTTTTCTTATCATTAAAGATAGAGAAACTTTTCACAATATGTATAAGTCTTCTGGTAGTGATGTTTTCATCAATACCACCATCATCAAATGTTCTACGAATTGTATCTGCCCAACGTACCAAATCTTTAGCAAAGTCTTCATCATAGCAATCAAACTGATTCATAACATTAGTGATGATCTTTAACTCAACTGCAGAACTAGGATACTCCTGAACCATTGTTACAGCAAACCTTTCAAGGAATGCTTCATTTAGAATGTTAGTTCCGATATAACGACCATCTTCAGAACCCTTACCCTTTGTGTTAGCAGTAGCAAAGATGTTAAATCCAACAGTTGGGACAATCATTTCATTCTTCAATTTGAAGTAGAATGGTTTTCCTTCTAGGATAGGTTGTAAACAAAGCAGAGTGTTGGCATTACCAGCATCAATTTCATCTAGTAACAATACATATCCCATACGCATTGCACGAACAATTGGACCTTCAATTACTTCAACATTACCATCAGTAAGTGTTTTAGTACCAATTAGCTGATCTTCATCGGTCATACTATTCAAGTTGATTCGGATAACTTGTCTTTGCAATTTAGCACAGATCTGTTCAACTGTAGTAGATTTACCATTACCAGTTGGACCGTAGATGTATGTTGGGTAAAATATCTTAGACTTGATAACTTTCTCAACATCCTTATGTACGCCAAATGGAACATATGTGTTATCTACTGTTGGGATCAAAGCAGAAGTATCAGAAACAACTTTCAGGAATTCATTTTTCATAATATATAATCTCTTGGTTGGTTTTGTAAAGGTATGTGCCATTATAAACTATACAATGGCATTGTCAACAACTTTAAGCAATTTGTTTAATAAATTTATCTAGAACAACTCTGCTTGTTTTACGATTGCCTAGAAACTTGCCAAACTGCTTTGCCATACCTGCAGCAGACATATTAGTTTTAATTTCAAGCTCTGAACTTTCTACCTTTTTAGATGAATCTGGTAGGAAGTACAATTCGTCATAGGCAGAATGCTCATGAGAATATACCCCAGTTTTTCTTATACTACTTCTAATTTCTAGGTATTTTTCTTCCATCTTTGAATACCTGTCATATAGATAAGAATCAGTCATCATATAAGTTTCTATGAAAGTAAAGATATGTCTTTTACTAATACCAGATATAAAGAATCCAATTAGTGGAATGTTATATCTATCTTTAATAATTTTTAACAAGACATCTGTTTGTTCTGCTGCCTCATAACAATCAATTTTATAATCTTTCTTGGTTATAGTATCACGAATTTTGTGGATAGACAGGTAATCCCCCTCTCCTTCTGCGTTTAAATATATCTTGTGACTAATACCATCAGTTAAAGTAACTAAAGAAGTTTTTTCTAAGTTATTCATTCTACTAAATTTTCCAACATAATCTATCATATAGAACAACGCAGCATTTAATGGTGTATTTCCAAGTCTATATCTTGGGTGATATCTCCAAGGATTAGACAATACATAATTAGTCATTCTGTTGAATTCTGATGAAGACATTTTGTTAGAGAACAATTCTAATAATTTAAAGTTATTACCAATAATGGTACTACTAAGTTTGATATCAGGATTTGGATCATAGTGAGTAGTGAATGCTAACACTTGATAAGCAATACCTGATCTTTGGCAAAACATCGCAAGATTTATAACTTGTTTCAGGGTATCATCCATTCTACCTATCATAGAACCTGACCAATCTAGTAGAAATATCATGCCATGATTCTTATCATCAGTAACTGTTGCAATAGATTTGAATAACTTATCTGAGATAGTATGAGCATATAACTTGTTAACATTTAGCTGACCAGTCTTAGCAATAACTGTTCTGGCATAACGTCTTGCAGACTTCTTCATTTCAAATTCTTTAACTAAGTAGTTTACATAATTAGTTGATTCAGTCTTGAATATTTTATTTTCTCCTGTTTGATCTCTGATATAGCGTTCATTAATAGCAACGGAATACGCATTAGATAAATCATCAATTACTTTCTTATAACCAATAATTGGATTCTTAAAGTTTGAATCAAGATCTGTTGTATGATTTATGATAGAGATTTCAGTATCTGCTAATTCATTAAGATTCTTGTCAAATTTATCTTGAGTAGAAACATCTAACTCCGGATCTTGTTTAGAATCGCTTGCTTTGCCTGATGAACCCTCTGACATATCCTCTTCTGAATCATCATCATTATATTCATCGTCATATGAATCATCATCTTCATATTCATCAAATGAATCAGAAGCTTCTGAATAACCATCTTCTTCCATTAAGACTTTTAATTTATCTTTATCATCATCAAGTTTATCTTTTGAGAACTTATAGATATCTTCTGATAATGTGATTACATCTGCAATAGAATCAACAGTTTTAGCACGATCAACAAATATCATTTCTTCTGTGTCAAATTTAACACCACAAGAAAATCCTGCTTTAAAGTATAAGTTGATTCTGTTAATGAGATTTAAGTCTGCTAGGTCTGTATTAGCTACTCCAAAGAAATCTCTATCATTTAACTCTTTATATCCTTGAGTGAAATCTTTACGAAGTCCTGGGAAAGCAATTTTGATTTTTCTTTCAATTCTTACATCTTCTACTACATTGATGTAAGATTTAGGTACCTTTGAATCATTATCTAAAAGTTCTATATGGGAATATAAGCAATGACCAACCTCATGAGCCTTAAGCATCAGCTCAATACTATCTGTCATATCTTGCCATTGTGGTAATGTTAAAACACGATTAACAATATCAAAAGATGCAGTTTTGACTGAACCTCTAATGATATCTATGTTTTCAGAAGCTAGGAGTTTAGCAAGCAAGTCGTTTTGTGACATTTTATAATCTCTCAAGAAGTAAGGTATGAGCTATTATAATTGATATTAGATGGATGTCAATCTTTTTTTGGTGGAGATAATAGGGATTAAACCTATGACCTATGTAATGCTATTACACCGCTCTTTCAACTGAGCTATACCCCCGATATGATGGTCGTCTATTGTGATGCCGGACGATACGGCAACCTCTTCTTCTACCACTGGTAGATGAGTTTGGCAGTTCCCACAGAATTTGAATCTGTACTAGCTCCGTCAAAGGGAGATGTGCTACCAAGTTACACTAGGGAACAATAAATTGTGATCGGGAGTTCAGGGACTCTTACCCCACCATTGTTCCAGCACCGACCTACTGGAAGTGTTTACTTTTCGGGTAATTACTCCGATTAAATTGGAGCGGACGACTGGGTACGATCCAGCAACATTCTGATTGGAAATCAGATACTCTACCAATTGAGTTACGTCCGCAATATTTAATAAAACATACTATAGAATAGTTTTAGTCGCCTCTATTCTTAACGAGTAAGCGAATTTATATAAACCCGACTAATATGTTTAATAAAACACACTCTGTCACGGAATTGAACCGTGTTAAGCATAGTACATACCAGCACTTACTCAGCAATCCAGCTGAACCTGATCAAGGGCGAATGTGTTTTATAAAGCACACTCCGAGAATGACCTCCCCATATATCTCAAATATGTTACAAGGGATTATACCAGTATTGTCTGATAGCCAATGAATGTGCTTTATAAAGTGCCGTCTTTGACTTCCGCTACGCAGTTGTCCCATCTTTCGGCATTGAAGTTATTCTTGTTGGGAGTTGAACCCAAGTTTCTCTGTTAGAGTGTCCTAACCAACTAGACTATGTAGATTTTACCTACAGTGGGATTTGAACCCACGCTCCTCAATACGATTGTCCTAACCAACTAGACGACAAGGATAATTAGGTGTGGAACGCTGAGATTCGAACTCATGCTTAAATGTTATCACTAACAAACTGCTCTACCAAACTGAGCTACATTCCGAAAATTAAGCGCGTACTTAGGGACTCTTACCCCACCGTTGTTCCAGTAGATTCGCCTTCTACTATTGGCAGTGCTTACTTTTCGGGAAATTACTCCGATTAATTCTTTTTAATTAGGGACATATTTAGGGACTCTTACCCCACCATTTATCAGTCCCATGCCAGACCGTAGTGTTTTACTTTCGTTTAAAAACTTCACAAACGATAAATCTATTCAACAATTTCTCTTTCAATATAATGGAATTCGGATTCATACTTCCACTCTATGAAGTTGTACGCTGTCTGTTCATCTTCACAAGTGGTCACCACCCTTGGTTCTTCCATCCAGGAATCGTCATACCACATTACCTTATAAGCATATTTCACTTCTTTCATAATATAATCTCTCAATAATTTAATTTATAAGTTATTATACTACGACTATTTCAAAAAGTAAAGACTTATTTTATAATAATTAGGGGGAGATATCACAGACTTTTACTGCACCATTATTCAAATTGTATCTCCCGACATTTGAAGTGTTTTCTTTCAAGTTTTTACCTTGAAGTTTGTTTAAATAAGCAGTGCTCTTAGGGAGGGACTCGAACCCCCATAACATTTCTGTATACGTTTGATTAACAGTCAAATCTCTTACCATTAGAGTACCTAAGAGCACTGCTCACTTTTTACTGTTCTACCTTTATACCATCCATCAAGTATAATATAATCTTTTTTAATCTTTTTATTTTCCTTTCCATTAGTAATCCACATAGTACCATATTGTGAATTTCCTTTTCCAGATTCTCTTAATGAACTCGCAGCACCTATTTTTGCTTTTGTAACATCAGTATGAGTTTTTCCTTTAAAATGATTAATCAATCTTCCTGAACTATATCCTTCTTTTAAACTATTAGAAATAGATTTTATATATTCTTCATATCTTCCATTATCTCTCATATATTGTGAAGTGTTTTTTATTAAATTTTCTAAACCATATCTAGATTGACCATTTTTTCCGTAAATATTTTTACCGTTATCGTTAATATAATCCCATCCTCCATCTAAAGTTTCTTCTTTAAGATTCGCCCATTCTGAAGATTTTACTATATTGTTATCATTACTGAATTGTAATGCGATATTCATACATTCTTGCTCATCATTATAATAACCTATGATTTCAGTAGAAACATCATAACCATGCTTATTGATATGTCTAGTCCAATATTTGCCAGAACCTTTATATGAATATGGATCTTTTGCAGTAGTTTTACCGAAATATTTTAAATTTGTTATATTATGCGTTTTAACATAAAGATATGTTGGTTTAAACATTTTGACACCCGTATAAATAGATTTGTGTAGGACAGCTAGGTTAATCCGTAGCCGAGTTGGGAAATGCTAGTAACATTTCCCTAACTACATCTATTTATACAAATTGAAAATTCACTATTTAGTCATTGATTTCTTAAACAAAGAATCCAATTTATCATTCATATCTTTATCACTTTTGTCACAATGAGCAGTACACATTGAACCAGCTTTTACTGTAGATGCTTCAATCTGAGCAGCAGTAGAAGTTTTCAATAAATCTACTTGAGCTTGAAGATCCGCAACATCACCATTGCTTGCACAACCTACGACTAACATTGCAACCATTGTTGCTAATAATACTTTTTTCATTTTAACTCCTAATTAATTATTAATCTCTTGGTAATGCCGAAATTTCAGCTACCAGAGCATTTACTTTCTCTAAAGAATCACACATAATTTTCAAAGTTACCCAATCATCTTCAGAATCTCTACCTGTTATTTGAACCATATAGCCATTATCATACATATTAATAGTCAGAGAATCATCTACTTTTTTTAACTTATCAGTCGCTTTCATACCTTATACTCTTGATTTCAAAATTTTAATACGGTTTACTACTTTATCTTTATCTCTTGGACGTTTAGTTGTTTCCAACAATTTTTCCAGTTGAGGTATTGACAAAGGTTTGATTCTTGCTTGACCAGTAATTGTGGTCTTGGGATTTCTTTTTCTCATAATTAAATTCCTATTCAATGATTACATAGTATAGCATGGAGGTTTGGTTTTGTCAATCTTTTATTTCACTGAAATCATGTTTCTTTTCTACAGTTAGAATCTTATCAAACTTATCCTGAATCTGATCAACATTATGGCTGATGACAAAAACATTAATATCATCACCTAATGAAGATAGCAATGTCATTATATAGTCTGTACCATTGATGTCAAGTGATCCCTCCAGAACTTCATCCAATACCAATAGATTAGTGTTAGCAGAATTCTTCAGTCTAGCAATTTCTCTCCATGCAAATAGTATAGCAAGATCTAATCTTTTCTTCTCACCTTCCGAGAAACTAGCATAAGTAAAATTATCTCTATATCTAGATTTGATAGATTCATTAAATGATTCATCTAGTTCAAATGATACATAAAAATCCATTGCAGTTAGATACCTATTTATAAGAGTATTCATTGCTGGAAGATATTCGCGGATAACTGCAGTTTTAATTCCTGTATCTTTTAGAAGAACTGAAGCAATATCTTCAATGCTCCTTTGCTCTTGTAACAAGGTCTTAGCATTGATATTCTCTATTGCTTCAGAGGCATATGCTTTTAACTTATCACGTTCTAGATCTATGTTACCTTGGTCTTTTAATGCATTTTTTATATCTTCTTCAAGATTTACAATTTGTTGTTCCAATGCTAGAATTGTAAACTTATGTCCATGTATAACTTTCTTTGCATCAAGAACTTCTGCGGTGATGTTATCAATTTCAGCTTTACGGATATTACATCTTTCTAATTCTTGTTGCAACTCTTCTAGTTCTACTAAATTCAAATCATAATCTATCTGCAATATATCTCTTATTGATGTTTTGTGTTCATGCGAAATATTTTGTGCACATGATGGACAATTGTCATTCGTATCAAAAAAACCTAGAGATTTCTTAGTTATGCTATTGCTATGTTCAATATTTCTGATCATACCCTTTGCACAAGAAATAGTTTCCTGTATAGAAACACCATCAACAATTTGCTGTTGTAAATCATTAATAGTTTTAATGATATCTAATGATTTTGTTTTAGTTAATTTTATCTCTTGTTTGTTGTTATCAATTCTACTTTGAACACTTTCAATATGAGATTGTTTACTAGCCATCATTGTATCAATCAACTTCTTTTGATTCTCTACAGTGGATTTAACTAGTAGTATATTAGTATCAATAGCATCTATAGCTTTCTTAGTGCTTTGAATTTTATCTTTTAGAATGATATTCATATTACTGAAAATTCTAATATCTAGAATATCCTCAATAACTTCTCTTCTATTGGATGCAGTTAATTGCATGAATGGGACAAAAGTTGCGGCACCTAGAATAACTATTTGAGTAAATGCCCGATAATTCATCTTCAGAATTTGTTGTTCAAGTACAGTCTGATAATCTCTTACAGAAGCATCCTGATTAATCATCTCACCATTTTTCCATATTTCAAATATGTTTGGTTTGATTCCTCTTATAACTTTATAAGAACTTCCAGCAACATCAAATTCTATTGTTACTAGAGTAGCTTTTCCATTGATAGAATTGATCAATTGGTTTTTGCTTATATTTCTAAATGGTTTTCCAAACAGAGAGAAAGTTAACGCATCTATTATAGTTGAGTTATGAGATAATATTCTTCCAGTATAAAATCTATGGTCGTTAGAATCGATAGTTAAATCATACATACTAGATTTGGTTTCTATATTAGAAACCTCCACAATTGTTTCAATTCCAGATTTAGTTATAATTCTAGTGACAAATGGTATACAATCTTTTACATATAACTCAGCGAAGTTTTCATCAAAAACAATATGCGTATCAGCACATTCTAACCTAAACCCCGATTCAGTAACTAATAACCATTCTTGATAAGGGATAGTTTTATGAATATGGGTAATTGGAGACCACCCCTTATCCGTTTCAATATTCCATTCATTCACTTCAAAACTTTCAATAAACTTACGATTTGTTATTTCAGATAACTGGCTCATTTATAAAACACTCCGTCCAACCTTCAAATTTTTCATTAGGGTTATATCTAATAGATTTATTACTCTTAATGATATCTTGTTCCATTAAAAAACATTTGTGGATAGTATCACTAACAGTTTTAATAATTTCATAATCATAACCACCTATTGTGTAACCATTATATCTCTGTCGTATAGTTTTAGTTGTTATCCCTATTTTATAAAACACTTCTTCATCTTTATACACTTTTAGTAAATAAAGAATTCCAGACGTATTTAAATCTTTATCCCATAATGTTCTATAGTTTATTTTGGTTGCTTTACTTCTGTTTATATAATCCTGTTCTTCCTCAGTTTTAGAGGACAAAGTTTTCTGCCAGTTATCTTGGCGCTCTTGCCATATTTTAGTACCCTCTTCTGTTCCATATTTTTCTATACATTTATTTTTAGAAAATGTTGCTTGAGCGTCAGACACTTTATCAATAGATTCTTCTTCTGTAAATCCTCGTAACATATAATATTCTTTACATCTAGGAGACACTGATTTATATAAATCTTCATCTTTTGACCCACTAGATATAGCACCAGAATTATTATTACTAACTTTTTGTTGCAATGCCAATTCTATAGATTCTTGCTCAGAGTGTCCTAGCTCTAACCAATATTCTTTTCGTATCGGTCTTTGAGAATTTCTCTTATAATCCGCTTCTATTTCTGAATATAAAGTGTATGTGTTTGGGTTTATCTTTTCTAACCAAAATTCCTTAGAAAACGGAGATGGAACTTTCTTTCTAGTGTTACTTTGTTTAGATTTATAGTTAGATTCACTCTCACTCCAACCTCTTGCAAGCCAATATTCTTTAGTAAATATACCTAGTTCTGGAAACTTATATAAAGTATATATAAATTGTTTACTCTTAGATACACTTTTTGCTTTCTCTGGATTATTTAATAATACTTGATATAGATCTTCCCTAAATTTAGGATGCAGATTTCTAATAGCATTATCTAAACAATCTTCAATCTTTTCTTCCGTTGTTCTGTTTCTCTTGTGCATAAAGTTCACCTATAGTAGTTTCTATTATTTCTCCAGTTTTTTTATTCTGGATCTTTATAGGTGTATTTATACAAACACACTTTCCGTGACCATTTTTACCAACTAGCAATGTAGTATTGTTCTCATTAAGAGAAATTCTATTGGTTACATTACCTGTTGATAGGAAGTTTTTATATTCAATATTCTTAAATAATATCATTGAATCTCAAGTGCCTCTAAATATAAACTTTTCATGAATGTTTTAATCTTTTCTTGATTAGATTCATCAGTCACGGAATCAACATAATGCTCAAGTACATCAAGAGTGTTTTCTATACTAACTTCTTCTGTATCAACAATACCTTCTGAGAAGTCTGATAGATCTTCTAGAATCTTTATTTCATATGTATCTGCATCATAAAGTTTCTTCAAAAACTTATCAAACATATAAAAATCAGTTTTATTAGTAACTACAATTTTCACATACTTATGATGAAATTGTGACATATCTATAGTATTATAATCATTCTTTACATCATCATATTCATGCCTGATAAACATTGTATATGGATTCTTAATGAATTCTGTTTGTCTAGTTTCGGTATCGAATATATGAAATCCTTTTGGGTCGTTCAAGTCGGCATATGTGTTATCGTATGGTGTTCCGACATAAAGAATATTCTCTTTATCAGACCTTGTATGAAAATGACCAGAGAAAACCTTTTCATACTTAGCAAATAGATCGGTAGATATTCCTTCGTGTGATTTCATACCCTTTTGCATACTAAAACCAAGTATGGCAAAATGCCCAAAACATAAATCAGATTTACTACCACACATAAACTCAAATATATCTAATTCATTCTCTTTACATATCCAAGGTATAACATCAATAGACGTTTCATCAAACATAACCTTAGTTGGTTTGTCGTACATATGAATATTATCAAATTCGCCAAGCAACAATCCTGTTGAGTTTATTGATAAGGATTCTCTGTAATATAAATCATGGTTACCTAGAATAGTATGGAAATTAATTCCTGCTTTTTGCAAAGGTTTGAATAGAAACCTCTTGCTCTCAGCCAACGAAAGAAAATCTATAGAACGTCTCTTATCAAAGAGATCTCCTAGTTGGAACACGGTTTTGATGTGATTATCGATTAGATATGGCATAAAGACGTTAGTATAAAATTTATCAAAATATGAGATAAAGTTAGGATTCGCACTTTGAATTCCTAGGTGGGCATCGCCAAGTAGACAGATTTTAATAAGATTCTCCTTTATGATTTATATTACTCTGCTTATTATACTATAGATTTTCCTAAAAGTAAATAGTGAGTTTTCAATTTGTATAAATAATTATAGGTCACGATACTGGACATATCTACCTATTCTAAAACTATTAAGGAGTATCAGCATGAATATTTATACACCCATCATACCAACTCGTCTTTACATCAAACAACATTCTATTACTAAGAAAAAATACTTTGGCAAAACTACATCACCCAACCATATAAAATATCTTGGTTCCGGTGTTTATTGGAATGCTCATATTAACAAACACGGTAGGCAATTTGTTGAGACGATATGGTTTTCTGATTTATACTATGATACATCCATAGTCGATCACGCATTACATTTGATAAAGGAAATTTATCAAAATATTATCCAGATCTAAAGCAGTTCTATTGAAGACATATTTTCATTCATCACCAAAGAATTCTTCTAGAGAATGAACAGCAACTGGTTCATGTTTAAGTGTTCTTTCTTTACGTATTTTTATAGGTATCTCTGTATTAGAAATCTCTTTCAGGAATTCTCTATAAGAATTGATAAATTCCATATCATCATCATGACCTTGAAGATCAAATACTATATTATCTATAGATTGGATAATTTTATGTTTCAGAATGTGTTGTTGTTTTTCTTTAGCAATTCTACGTAGATATGCAAAGTAGATAATCTGAGTATAATAAGAAAATGGATTAGAAGATTTTGTAACATCAAACTTGTCAAAATACTTCATACAATTTTCTATACCATCAGATATCATTTCATCTTTAAAAGAATATCCACAGAAATTTCCTTTGTTAGCAAGATTGTTTGCTATTTTGAGAATACATTCTCCAAGATAATTAGAGATTTGAGGAACATCATTACCTTCTTTATCTGCTGTTATTAGTAGCTCTTTTCTTTCAACTAATGCATTAAAAAAATCTTTATTATTAATGTATCTACTCATAATTTATCTCCAAGTTAATGACATATTATAGCACAATTCTCTATATTTGTAAAACTTTACTTGCTATTAGTTTTTTGTTGTGTTAGTACATTTATTTTCATGTAAAAGTTTGACAAGCTTGCATTTCCATGTTATTCTATATCTGTAGTCCCGTCATGAGATAGCTTGTTCAATATATTTAAAAGCAGCTTGAACACAAAACAACAAATCTTTGAACGGAGCAAAGCGTAGTGAACCCCGAAGGGGACAGAAGCTTGTACAAGTTGTTGAATATTTGAATATTCTATATATTGTTAAATATTTATAGATTTATGTAACATTTTGAACAGAGATTCTTGCATCCTACGGATGTTCACTACGCTTCGCTCCGTTCAAATATCTATAGATCTATGTTATATATATTGTAATCAAATTGTTCTTCTGAATATGTTTTGATTCTTTCTGCTAAATGTTTCAATGTATGATTTTTGTAAGATTTATGTGAAATATTATCTGCAATATCATATAGAACACAACTAGATTTACCTTCTCTAAGTCTTAAACCTCTTCCAATAGATTGTAAATTTCTAATTTTAGATTTAGTTGGGCTAGAGAATATTATATTTTCAACAGATGGAATATTAATACCTGTAGAGAATACAGCAAAAGAAGCTACTATAATTGCATTAGTTTCATTATCTGTTGCTTTTCTTATCTGTTCTCTAATTTCAGTTTTAACTTCTCCAGATACAAAAAATATTTTTCTTCCATCTTCAGCTCTATCTTGAATCATCTTATGTAGTATCTTTCCATGTTTAGCAACATATTGAAACAACACTAGAGTATTACCATCTTGTTTTAAAGCAAGATTTGCTATAAACCTATTACGTTTATCATGTCCAACAATAAAATTAATTTCATCTTGATAAGAACATTTATTTAATGCTAATCTAGTTTGAGCATCATAGTTCAGGAGAACACATTTGATATCTAAATTTACAACTCTATTAGAATCCATAAGTTGTTTAGTAGTTATAACTCTATGGATTGGTCCCATTATTCCTTCAAGTTGTAACTGATTTATTTTTTCATTATCTATTGTTCCAGTTGTTCCAATCCTATATTTGACACTTGTCATCTTTTCAAACATGCCTGTCATACTTGCAGCTTTAGCTAAATGTGCTTCATCAGCTATTACAACATCAAATTGATTGCACCAATCTTTAGGTAACTTATATGTGCTTTGCCAAGTAGTAATTAAGATATTAGACTTGAAATCTTTGGTTAATCCTGAATATAACTTCTGACAATTTTCTGATGTTACCCACCCATTACCTGTTGAATAGTCTTCAAAATCAGAATACAGCTGTTCCACTAAACTAGTTGTTGGAACAATAATTATACATTTTAAATCCATGTTTAGAAACCATCTTAACATAGTATAGATTATAAGACTTTTTCCAGATGCTGTTGGACTTAACAAAATAGTTTTACAGGTATTCAATGCTCTATGAACTGCTTCTATTTGATAATCTCTAATCTCAATAGGCACTCCTTTTGAGCAAGGATTAATTGACTTAGCAAATTCTAAAACTTGATCAATAGAAATATTCATATCATAAGAGATATTATCAGCAATTTCTAATTCACAATCATTCAGAGAAGCAAACTCTTTTACATACTCTATAAGACCAGAATATAGTTTTTTTGTTTGGAGATTATATAGTCTAATTTTACCATCCCAAAGCTTTGCTTTAAATAATGGCATGTATTTAGCACCAGGTACTTCAAAGGTGAAAAATTCTGATAATTCTTGCTCTGTACCCATATCTGAAAATAATCTGATATATGCTTCATCAAATTTTTCTACTTTAATTATCGGCATTAAACACCAGCTAAGAAAGATTTATATGAAATGCTATTGCGTATTGACCATGTTCTATCAGCAATAGATTTAAGTATTGATTCTAAAAGATATAATGTTGCTTCAAGATATTCTAATCTTAAGTTCATTGTCACTAAATCAGAATCTCCTTCTAATAACTGTTCCAATTCATATTTTAGAGGTTTAGCATATAACCATTGATCCCAACCTTGATCTAATAGTTCTTGTCTAGTCATTTCCCCTTTGTAATATCTATACTTATTTCTCTTCAGGGTGCTAATTTCTATTTTTCTTTTAGATATACCTAATTTAGTTTCCATCAACATATTGATGTACTTTGCATGAAGTTTTGCAGTTTTTATTGATTCATCATCTAAGTGGTTATTATCAATAATGCAGTCTTGTTCCCATAGATCTTGTATTTCATTTATCTTAGCCATAATATAACCTTAGTCAAATTTAAAATAAGTGTACTCAAATGATGCTGAACATGTTAGATACTGAACTTCTTCAGAGGTTGTTTTAAATTGCATTTCTCCTAAAGACACTGGAATAAGATCAACAAATGTTATATTTCTTATTGGTGTATTATTAGAGCCTAAAATTGTGAGAGTTCCATCTGAAAAGTTTTTAGCAAGTTCACTTAAGAATGGTGTATTTTCTCTGTTCTGCCAACTTATATATTGCTCAAAATCATGAGGGAACCCCATTGCTATAATCCAGTCATGAATTGCAAGATAGTTTTCCATCTTTTCGTCCACTAGAAAATCTACTACTAATTGACCATAATCTATTAGTGTTCCTGCAACTTTAATTTGAGAGAATCTAGTATTCATTACAGCATTTGGTAAATTTATGCTAGGTAATGTTACTTCTTGAGAAAAATATGTAAGTTCTGGAAGTTTTTTAATTGAAAATTCAAACCCATTTGGAGATAATGGATTTAGATTAACAGGAAATGGGCATGTTGTAATCATAGTATGACCTCAAGGAAGATAATACTATTTATATTGGTTTATGATTTAGTTGTAGAATTTCCAGTTGCCACAATCATAAATTATATCAATCTTATTATTAAACATATTATATTGGACTGTTTTGGAATCATCATACAAATCTCCAAGCATTTCTTTAACTTTAGATTTCGTATAGTTCAATCTATGTCTGAGCTCTCCTAATTTAACTTTAGTTCCCCACCAAGTTGGAGGAAGACTTTTTCTATTAGAAAAGAATTTCCCATAAGCAGATTCTAATCCAGAAATTCTTCGGTCTGCATAAGAGACTAAATTTTCTTTAGGCAACTTAGATAACAATTTTCCCAGTGCACCGATAACTTGGCAATCTAATTGAGAAGCAAACCTATATATTTCATTCTCATTCTTAGCAAAACGAGACTTTCCATAAGATATAGCAGATACTAATTCATCATTATAAAATAACCCAAGATGTATAGATGCCCCTATAAATCCAGACAGATGATTCTTATCAAAGAATTCTCTACTGTCTTTTGATGATATAGATTTTAGTATACATTTCCTAGCAAATATTCTTCTATCAGATAACCCTAGTTTAGATTTTATGATTGATTTCCATATAGATCTTTTTACTGTATCATCCCATTCATTTTCAAATATGTGTAGTAGTTGGTATCCTTTAATTTCAGCAAGTTCTGTTTTATCTAAGTGATAATATTTGTCTTTTCCACCCGATACAACAGAATGGTATCTTAATCCATCAAATTCTATACCGAGCTTCTTATCTTCTATTAATATATCAATCTCTCTTCCATTTAGTATAGTTCTATCACTATGTTTTACAACAACTCCTAAAGATTCTACGTATTGCAACAATTCATACTCCTTAAAGGATGTAGAAGTTCCTAATGTTAAATAATCATTATTCATATCATGTTGTCTGAAGAGATTATTCAACCAAGAGTAGCTAATATCTAAATGATTAGCTATCTGCATTCTATGTACATACTTATTTAGAGTAGCAATATTATCTATAAATTCTTTAAAATGTGCACTATCTTTATTCATTAGAATATCAAATAATGATGCACCATATTTTTTAGATTTTAATATTCTATTTAATTTAGACTTTAACGCAATCGTTGGTTCTTTCATTCCATTATTTTCTGATAATCTTTTTCTACCTTCAATAGTTTGTGTATAATAATCTGCACCATATTTTTCATTGTTGACTGTTCTAATTTTATCAGTATCTTGAAAGTAGTTTGTATATAAACCATTAGTTTGTTCTAATGTAGTTGAAGTTCTTTTGTCCAAATATTCTTGAGTTTTGCTGAAATGACCTACACCATATTTTTCTTGATATGTTATTAGTGCTTTAGCATTAAATAAAGCTTTCTTATCTTCTGACCAAAGTTCTTCTCTTTCTTCTCGCTTATGATTAGATTGTGTCCAATGTGGAGTTCCATATTTCTCTATAGAATTAGCACGTTTCTTTTCCAATAGTTTGGGAGAATTTCTTACGCAATTAGAAGAACAAAATTCTAACCATCCTCCATATACAGTTCCATTGATAGTTTCTTTTCTTTTTCCTTGAAATGATAGTTCATTGCCACATTCACATATAGGTATATGCCCAAGTATAATTGCTGCTGCTTTTTGGTTAAGTGGCATATCTGAGAATTCTGAAAAATCTAATAGATCTTGTTTGAGTTGTTCGTCTGAGATTATCTTAGCCCATTGTGTTGGATTAAGTTCTCTATAGAGGATTAGTCTTTCTTTAAGTGTCATTATATAATTCCTTCTAATAAGAATATATTATACACCACGAACGACAGGAAAGGTACATTTTTTGATATATAGATTTGCTGGTCATATTGATTCATGTGATTAATAGTTGAATGATTAGAGTTAGTAGGAGTGCAATCCGTGACTAACACCTTTTGTTACATATCTATTTATCATTATTAATATTTCCCCATAAAAAAAGGAGCCCGAAAGCTCCTTTAATATCATTAGTTCTAAGACTAACTTTTACATCAAGTTAGATACTAAAACTTTTCTGTAATATACGTTACTGTTGATGAACAAACCATCAGTTGCAACATTATTGGTATTGGAAGCAAATGGATTCGCAACAATACCGTAACGACTTCTGAAACCAATTTTTGGTTGGAAAGAACTAGGATCAGTTGCACGAACCATTTGTAATGGTTGGTATGGGCAGTAGAAAATACCAGCATCAAATGCAGAAGCACCTTTATAACCAACTATAAAGAATTGAGTTGCATTAACATTTTGTGCATATGGATCAACATATACTTTATATTTGCCATTCAAGACACCAGCAAAAGTAGTAGAAGTATCATCTACATTCAAATTATTCTGACCTGATATACCAGAAGAATAATCAAGAACGCCAGCCATTGCTAAAGCAGAAGCTACGTCAGCAGAAGTGATGATGAAGTTACCACGACCCCTACGAGTTTGTTGACCAATTGCATTAGCTTCACGTTCAATTTGGAACATAAGACCTTTGAATTTTTCAACTGACCAACGACCATTAGAATCAACGTCAAGGTCAAAAACACCTTCAACAGCAGTACCAACTTTAGCACCTTTAACAGCAGAGATGTAAACTTTACGAATAATTTCACGGTTGATTTCAGCAGTGATTTCTTGTGATAAGATATTGCTTAATTCAGCAGCAGCATCTAAGCCATGAACAGCTTTAAGATCTTGTGCAAGTTCTTCAGAGTATTCTGCTTTCAACATACGAGTTTTAGCAATAACTGAAGTCTTTTCAATTGAGAAAGCCATTTCAGTCCAAGCGTCATTAGTTTCGCCAGTTGCAGTAGACATACCTGTACCAGTGTTACCAGATTCTGCAGTACCACTTAAAGCATTCTGAAGTACACTTTGTGCAATACCAGTAGTACCAGTACCATCAGTAGAACCATCAAACAATGCATTTGTGCCAGTAGCATCAGTAGACAAACGACCAGAATACGCAGTATCTGCTTCGTAGAAAAGAGCTTCTGTACCATTTTGAGCAGCATAACGGCTCTTCATAGCGAAGATCAAACCAGTAGGCTGTGTCATTGGTTGTACACCACAAATATCAAAAGCGATATTTTGTGGAACAGAACGTCTTACTAAAGAGATAAGAACTGGATCATAACCAGCCATATTTGCATTTGTACCAGCACCACCTAAAGCAAGACCAGCACCGCCAACGTTAGCGATAGAATCTGCTTCAAACAGATTACCAGCAGATGCAGATTCACGCATTGCAGCTTCTTGATTTTCTAACAATACTGCAGTAACTTCTTTGCGATATTGGTCAGAGATTTTTGGAAGAGCAGAATGCTCTAGGATTGGAGCCCATTTTTCTAAAAGTTCGGGACGAGTAGCCATTTTTATTTCCTTATTTAATTCTATTAAAAGTTTCTAAATATTTAGCAACATTGCTATCAATATTCGTATATGTTTGTTCATTTAACTGGACAGGGGAATCTGTTACTACAGAATCAACATTACCAGACGGTTTTCTATTGAAATAGTTTTCTTTAATAACTTGAAGTTTATTTGTGTATACTTCTTCACTGTCATAAGAAAGTTCTTCAGCAAGTGATTTAAACTTTTCTACTTCAGTATCAGTCATACTTTCACAGAAAGAATCAGTGACAGAATCACGAGTCATTTCATTAATTTGTTTAGACATAGAAACATTTTGCTCTAGAGATTCATCAAGTTTAGATTCAAGAAAATTGACTTGCTCTTGTAGATCACCTACAACATCAAATCTTTCTTCTGGAACTTCAATATAATTTTCTTGGAACAAAGTTTTCAAGCCATCAACAAATCCTTCAAGAATATCTGTTTTAAAACCTTTTTCAATTGCAATCTCATTATCACTCATCCACTGCTCAACTATAAAATTGAGGTATCCATCAACTTTTTCAATAATTTCTTCTTTAGCAAGTTCAGCTTCTTCATCTAAACGAGCATCAAAGGCTTCAGCAAGAGTATGTGTTTCTGCCTTAACTCTTGTCATAACTGCTGCTTCAAAAATAGTAGCAGCTTTTACTTTAAATTCTTCTGTAAGATCTTCACCATATAAAAGGGCATCAACATCTTCTTGAATATCAAGTTTGTGATCAACAACTTGTTCTGTTTCTTCTACAGATTCTTCAACAACTTGTTCTGCTTCTTCTTCTACAACTTCATCTTCCAATACTACTTCTTCTTCAGTAGTTTCTTCCAGCATTTTTAGTTTTGCGGATTCTTCTAGAAGATCTGCGATTTGTTTTTCTATAGACATGATGTCTCCTAATTGTAAGTAGTTATATTTATTTAAGATTATTCAAGAACATTTGAAAGAACTTAGCTTGATTTTCAGCTATTTGTTTCATATTTTTATTCTTAAGAGATTGTTTAATCTGTTCAGCAATATGCCAAGAATCAGATGATGCTTCGTAAATCCATTCCGCATTTTCCATAATTCCATTTACCCAACAATCAATACCAGATGGTTCATGAACTATATCAATTGTTGAAAGACGATAATCATTTTGGACTTCATTGATATCACCTTTCCGTATTACACTACCCATACCACGAGAGGAAACACCAAGACCTACACCTTCCTCAAGAAAATTTTGGGCAATCCTTCCCATTGGAGTATCTAGTATTTTTGCCTTTCCTATAACATCAGAACCATCAAATTTTAATTCTGTGATAAGATGAGACACCTTATCTAAATTTAATGAAGGATTTTCTGGGTGTCCTAGTTCACCTAATGATCTTTTTTCTTTAATTGCAGTTTGAAATCTTGCAACTTCTGGAGCTAAAACAGCTTCTGAATAAATTCTACGATTACGGTTAGGTGCTGTTGAAAGAAATTTACCCTGAATATAATGAGATTTTTTATCACCATTAGATTCAACTAAATGCCTCATATCCATAACTGTTTCTGTTATTAACTTCATATCAAGTCCCTATGAATTTTGAGTAGATAAAGAATCAGTAGATCTATAACCAGACACCTTCTTTAAATATATGTACGCTTGAGATGCTGAAGTAGAAACAGTAACTACAATATCATTGGTGTTGTTAATTGAATCTGGTACAAACGGATCACCTTGAAAATCTGCCATTTGCAAACCATCATTAGCAATGTTAAGTATTGTTACGCTATTTCTAGCTAAGGTTACATATCCGCCTGGAATGCCATAGCAAACTACAGATGCGATATTTACTTTTTGGGTTCCGCCAACCAATGCTTCAGATGTTAATAACAAATCAGTAGCAAGGGAAATTGTAGTAGTGTCTCCAGTAAGACCAGTTACTTTTACTATAGCTTCTGTATTTGTTAGCTTTAGTATCGTTTTAGTTACAGCCATATAACTTCCTTATATTATTAATTGAACGACTTTAAAGAAATTTTCTTTGCATTCATTCATATATTCTATTACATTATATTTATCAAAAAATAAATTTTGCATTGTTTCTCTTGAACTTTCATCTATAGATACTACAGATCCATCATCTAAAACATAATCCAATTTATTGTAAACTGTTGAAGAACTTTCTCTCATATCTATTACAACAGGATCAACACTAAATCTCTTAGAGTTAATAAGTGTATTATATTTTTCTAATAGAACATCAGGAACATTGTCTATTCCGTAATGCTCTTTAATAGAAGATTCTATATTAGATTTAACCACCTTATTCTTTATTATTTTTATATGCTAGTTCCATACTAGCAAGATGGGAATTAGCTTTTTCATGATCTTTCCATGCTCTTCGTGATGCATCTCCAGCTTTAGCATCTCTTGGAAATGCAGATGCATGAGCAGTAAGCTTTTGTGCAGTTGCTTTAGCTTCTTGAGCTTTTAATCTAGCATCAATTAAACTTTCATCTAACTCTTCAATAGATTCTTTACACATTCCTTTCTTATCATAATCAGAAGCAGCTTGAGTGCCGTATCTATTATGAAATATGTTGCCAGAAGATCTAGATTCATCCTCTTTATTTTCATCATAATCTTTGGCATTTAATTTTTCTGCCATATTCTTTGCTTTTCTTGGTGTAGAATGAGTAGAATGGATACCACCATTAAGATTATCAGTAACATGCCAATCACCAGATTCATATTGAGTTGATTCTTTAGTGAACATACTTTGTGCAACTTCAACTTTCTTATCACCCATATTAGAAGCAATTTTTTCTGCCATAGTAGCTTGGAAAGTAGTTTCAATATCAGTTGCTTTACCAGAGATTATTGCATCTATTAAATTTCTTGTTAAATCACTCATTGTATTTCCTATTCTTGTTGTTGTTCAGCTTGTGCTTGAAGCATTGGTGCTTCTGCTGCCATTTGTTTATCAATATCTTTAAAATCATCTTCTGATTGTAGTAATATATTTTTACGAACCCATTCTATTGAGAAATATCTCCCAATATATGGATCAGCAAGTTGAAGAGTATTCAATCTACCAATTAGGATTTCAGAATTTTTCATCTCCTCAAAATGATTATCTTTATTGAAATCATAACGAATCAGTTGACCCAATTCATCCCACTCTTCTGGTAATATGATTCCCTTTATAATCAGTTGAATCTTAAGAACATCCGAAAACAAACACGAAAATCTAGCTCTTAAACGACCAATAAATTTAGAAAATTTAATCTCATCTCTTGTAATAGTTGATGATTGCCCTATAGAAAATCCAGTATCAGGTCTTAATCTAGACATTGGAACATTCAATGCTTGGAATAATTTATTTTGAAAATAGTTGATATCTTCTATTTGTCCTAAATTCTGTGCACCATCCAATGTAGTAATTTCTGTACCTTTTCCACCCTCTCTTCTAGGCATCCAAAAATCTTCCATCATTGAAAGATGTTTTTTGTCATCTTTAATTTCTCCAGTAGTTGCATCATATACTAGTTTATTTCTAAACTTATTCATGATGTCTGACACATACTGTTCTGCTTTCAGTTTTGGTAGATTACCCACATCTATGTAGAATATTCTTCTTTCTGGTGCTCTAGCAACACGATAGATGACTAGTGCATCTTCTATCATTTTAAGTTGATTAGTAGGCTTAATAGCCTTGTGCATATAACTTAAAACTGTATTAGTATTACTATCTATCAAACCTGAATGGCAATAAGCAACAGAATCCATACTCATTTTAATACCTTGACTAGTTTGAGCAGTTAGCCCCTTGTCATTGTATAAGTAGTATTCTTCTATGCCTGTTGTTATATCTAATCCGTTTATAGATTTACCTTTTTTGACGGATTTGACTTTTCTAATTTTTTGAGGATCTATATACCTTAATTCAGATATACCATTTTTCTTATTTGCCTCATCTATTAATATGTTATAATATACTCTTCCATCAATATACCAAGATCTGAAAATATCATGACCTCTATCATAGAATTTTAAAAGTCTCAATACTTCTTTAAATTCATCTGTGATTTTAGTTTTAATGCTATCCGATAAATTCAATTCATCTAATACTATTTCAACTGGAGGATTTGTAGATTCATATACAATTGCCTCATTTATAATATCTTCAACTGCAGAATCACAATCAGGATATTGAGCAGTTTCTCTATATTTTTGTATTAGTTGGTTTTCATTTTTAATGCCTCCATCAAGATCTACTGCAAGACCATAATAGCTTGCAGCAGAAACGATTGAAGCACCATCTTCTTGAGATGGTGGCACTACAGAAGCAACTATATTAGGTTTTGCTTTCTTTTTAGTTAAATTAAAACCAAACATATCTAGTGGATTCATATAGTGCCTTTATCAAAGTTAAGTATCAATACTATTTATATAGTATTAAAACCCTATTCCAGGAATAGGGATATTGCCTATAGGTGTAGATATATTGCCATTTGCGCCAAATAACCCACTTTGACCAGTTCCATCAGTATTTTTATTGACCCAAAAGTTATACGCAAATTGTACTGTGAATTCTTCTATAGTTGCGCCATCACCATAATTTAGAGCAATCTCACTAACATTAACAGGATATGCATCATGGAAGATATATTCCATAAGTGGGCTATTATTTCTGTCCATTTGAGTTACATTCATATTGACCTGATAACCACCACCTACATATCCACCAGGATAAAGAGCACCTTGAACAGCAGCATTACTGTTTATATAATCCATCCATCTTTCAAAAGCACTTCTGATATTAAAATCATTTTCATTAATGATAGTAACAGACCAAGGTTCAAATACACGTTCGCCAGCAAAATTTACAATTTTTCCTCTATATGGTACAGAGATATTTTCAATAGTAGATGCTGGTAATGAAGCTGCTGTACAAAGAAAATTCCCTTGAATAGCAGCGGTACCAGAAGCAACGGCTGTTGGAAAACTTAAATTTACTTGGAATTGATTTGCTCTTGCTCCACCTTGTGATAATGCGGTTTTAAAGCTATCTATAGTTTGCATATTTAATCTCCTTATGCGCCAGTTGTACTAAACGCAACTGCTTGACGACCAGCAATAAAGTTTAGTGTGATATAATTGATAGAATAATTTGGTTTGATATAGATATCAGCAACAAAATTGTTAGACATAACTACTTGATCTGTATTGTTAGTACCGTCACAAACAACTTGGAAATCATTAATACCTCGTCTACCTTGAATATCTCTCAAGAATGGGACAATCATATTTTTAAATTGATTTCTGGTAAATCCATCATTGAATTCAAACAATTGGAATTTAGCAGCAATAGCAACTGATTTTTCAAGAATGATAAACAATCTACGAACACCAATTCTGTCAAATGCAGATGGTTTGGCTAACATAGTTTTGTCACCATATAAGACAACACCTTGTCCTGGGAATGAAACTACAGGATTTACACCATTTGTATATAGAGCATCACGATCAGCAGGAGATGGATTAACTGCTAATTTAACAACATTTTTAATTTGACCACGATTTAAACCACCAGGCGAAAACCAAGGATCATTAGTTGCATCAGTTCTAGCACATAAACCAGCCACATCACCATTCAATGGAACATATTGATACACATCATTATATCTATCATATTGATATTTGTAACCAGTATCAATTGCAGCAAAAGAAGTAGATGGTAAAGCATTTCTGTATGCATTAATTTTGGCAGTTGCAACAGAACCACTTCCAATAATAACAGCAGCAGTTGAAACATCTTCTGGGGAAACAAAAGCAATAATATCTTTTCTGACTTCAGCTATGTTACTAATTATATAATTTGCAACTGCAGTAGTAGCTTGACCAGCAGCAATGTAAGCAATTTGATATAATTCAGTGTTATCGAACAATGAAAATGCAGCAATTTTTTCTGCATCTGTTGCGACAAAATTATCAACACCACCAGAAAGAGATACTGAATAGTTTCCTAATAAAGAATTAAAAATACTACCACCAACAATTGGTTGTCCCCAAGCAGTTTGACCAGAACCAGTGGTTGGAGTTGATAACCACCAAACATAATTTGAAGTATTATTCAAAACATCTTTGAAGTAATTATTAGTTCCATTTTCTGTTTTAGCATTAGATGCTTTTGATACAAATGCATATTTTTCTAATACAGCTCCAGGAGTTCCTGTCCAAGCACCATTAACATCCAAAATTAAGATGTGTAATTCATCAGAAGCTAATGGTGCATTTGCGTTAGTAGCAAATGATGAAGTACCAGGAGCAGATGTAAATTGTGAACTATATTTCCAAGGGATAGTAGCAGGTGTTGCTCCAGATACTGTAAAAGTAGAATTTGCAGAGAATGTAGCAGTAATATCATTAGTAACAGCAGTAACAGTTCCTAATGTAACAGAATCTACATTAGCTGCGCCATTTGTAAGAGCGACAGTAGAATTATCAACAAAAGTTGCAGTAGAATTATCACCAATAGAAGCAACAACACCTATAACGACACCAGTGGTAGATTTTACAATAGCACCGACATATAATTGTGATAGAAAAGATGTACCAACACCAGCTAATGTTTTAGTAGATATAGAAGTGGTAACATTCGTATATGACATAGCTGAAGATTTAACTATAGCACCGATATATAATTGTGAAGTAAAACGTGAAACTGGTTTAACAATAGTTCCAAGATTTGTAGTATATGTTGCACTAGCTAATTGTTGAGTAATTTTAAATGTAAAGGAAGTTGCACCAATAATACTAGCGATAGACCAAGTACCAACAACTTTACCAGATTCTGGTTCACTAGCTCCAGAGATTATAATAGGATCGCCTATAGTAAACCCAGTAGTTGAAGCAATAGTAGCTGTAACAGTTGTTGAACCATTACCGATATAATTTGTTGGGGTTATTGATGCGGATGAGCCAGTCAGAGTAGCAGTTGAACTACTTGTAGTTATAGTACCCAGCAAAGTCGTAGCAACATATGTTCCAGCATCTGCAATCTCAATACCAATACTATTACCTAAAGATCCAGGATATTTGGCAGCAAATTTTTGTGTATTTGAACCTGAAAAATTTGAAAGATATGTATCAGGGTTGTTAATTTTTACAGCAGTACCGTTTGAAACAGCATTTACTTGACCAACAGTATCAATACGAATATTCAATAAATTATTTGAATAAGATAAGAAATTTGCTGCAGTAAAAAATGATTGTGAATTTGAAGCATTTGGTTTCCCAAATTGTGAAACTAGATTATTTTCCGAAATTACAGTAGTTGGAAATAAAACTGGACCCCAAGCAAATGTTCCTGCAAAACCACATGCAGATGATGCGATTGCGGGAACAATATTTGTAAAGTCTTTTTCTACTACTGCAACGCCAGGACTTAATAGTATAGGCATGTTTTTCTCCATTGTGTTGTGTTAAGTTAAGTGTTCAATTCTAATTATATTTATCAAAATTAAAAATTCACTAAACTAAGTTCTTCCTCTGTACCATCATTATAAAACCCAAAGGGGGTTAATTCATCTTCTATTTGCTTCATTTGATTTTGGTAAATCATATAACGCAAGTCTATATTGTTTAATTCTTTAAAATATGGTTGTGTTACTAACCACCCAAATAGAACTAAAGTCATCACTAAATCATCATGATAACCATTATCTGCAGCAAAGGATTCTCTAACTTCTATAAAAGTAGATAATTCTGATATAATATCTGCATCAGGTATCAATAATTTGTTCTCTTCTATTAACATCTTAAGAGAAGAACAACCAATACGCTTAACTTTCTTATCAGTGATAATACCAACTTGAGCTTTTCCAGAACCAAAGCCACCAGTAATAGCTTGACCTTGTGTGGTTCTATTTATAAATAATATATTTTCATACTCCAACTCATTGTAAAGTATATAACCTACCTGTTCTCCAACATTACCCTCTATTAGAATATGAGCATTGTTGTATTCAGTTCCTATCTTGTATATAACATTTGGAAACAACATAGGACTAATTAGATTGTTTCTATATTTAGCAACTACTTTATATGGTGTATCGGTTATGTCTATAAGAGTAAAAGCAGAATAATCTCCCCCAACACCCTTTGCAACATCAACAATCATTGTGTATACTCTATTTATCATAGGTCTTTCATAAACATCAAGATTATCTTTAGCGTAGATAATTAAAGAGGCAGAAAGTCTAGCAAGAGTATCACTATTTATCAGAGTTGAGGATGAACCAAGAAAAGTACATAAAATTTCTTGATTAAATTTTAGTTCTCCTAGTAACTCTTTTTGTTTTAATGCCCAAGCTTCATCTCTATTAGGATGTTCCCAATAATTTACCCTTACTGGTGAAAATCCATTAACACCAGTTTCAGCTTCGTTCCAGAACTTCCAAAAGTGGTTGTATCCTAATGGAGTTGATGTAAGAATAATTTTGGTAGTTGTACCAGATGATATAGTAGGATAAGTTGATGTGAAGAAATCCTCAGCAACATTATTTGGGACGATTGATACCTCATCAATATATAAAATGTTTACAGATTTACCACGAATACCAGATGATGATGTAGCTGATGTGAATACTTTTGAGCCATTTTCTAATTCAATATCACCTTTGTTCCAAGTTTTAACACCTTGTTGAAGAAAGTTTGGGAGGTATTCATACATCAATTGATATCTAGATAAAATTTCTCTTGCAGCAACAGATTTATTAGCAAGAATAGCAATTGTTTTGTTATCATTGAACAAACTATAATATAAAACATAAGCAGCAACTACTTGAGTTTTACCACTCTGTCTTGGTTGCATTGAAACAATGCGGTTTTCGTTATGTAAGACTTCTATAAATCTTACTTGGTAATCAAATAATTTAAAGTCAATTAGACCCTGATCTAACGATATAATTTTACAATATTTCTTTATAAAATATATTGGATCATTTTTACAAAGAATGTATTCAGCAACTTGTTCTTCAGTAAATTGAATAGCATTGTTAGTTGCTTTAAGATTAATATTATTGTTATAAAAAATACTCATTATTTATTTTCATCCAAAAGTTTGACAAGCTTGCAAATCAGTGTTATCATATATCTGTAGTCCCGTCATGAGATAGCTTGAACAAATATTTGTAAAGCAAATTTAAAAGTAACCCCTAGAAATCCTCTAACCAAGATTCAGATGTTACTAATTTAGTTGTCTCATTTGCTATTGCTTCATAATTTGCATATGAACTAGATGTATTAACTATATCTTTAACATTTGCATGTACTTGTTTAATTATACTTCTATTAGTATTTGATCCATATAAATTTGTTTTAAGAGTAAATGTTAAAGTGTGTGTTACAAATCTTCTAGTTAAGAAATCTCCTTCAAAATCATCTTCAACAGTTACATCTTGTAGAATTATAGGAACATCTTGAATGATATTCATATCTGGAATTACATTAACTGATACAGTATAATCTGGTGTAAATGTAGGTAGTATTTGTTCTAATATTTGTAAACCATCTTCTTGCGTCTTTGTTAATATATAAAGATTAATTTGTATATTATATGGTACAGGGCTTTGAACTGTTGAATAAGATGTATTACCTGAAGCACATGTTATTTTTTGCATCTTATTAGCTTTTCTAGTCGCATCATATGCATAGCCAACAATTTCAAATGCCATTCTAGGTAATGTAGTATATGTATTGTTTTCTAAATTAGGATCTCCATCTAATCTTTGAACCCACTTTTCCTTATTAGAATAGGCAAGAGGTATCTGAAGTCTTTGAATAGTAGTTCCAGTTACAGAATCTCCTTGTTTACGATCTATATATATATTAGAAAACAAATTACCGAATGCAATAATAGTTTTCCTAATCGTCCCAAAGTAATGTACTGAATTATTTAACATTATACTTCTCCAAATGGATTTTGTTCAGAGAAAACAATACCAACTGCTTGTTCTTTAAAGTTGTTATTATCCCCAAAAGATCCAGAATCATCAATATTTACAGTAACATTCACAGTAACTATAACACCTGTTCCACCACCGCCTGTAAATGTTATACTAGGAACAGTTGTATAACCAGTTCCACCATCAATAACATCTATTCTAATAATCTTATTAGCAGTAGTTCCAGTGCCAAGAATTGCTATTGCAGAAGCACCTAATCCACCTCCTCCTGTAAATGCTATAACAGGAGCAGTTGTATAACCTGAACCACGATTTATGATTGTAACACTAGAAACTTCACCAAAAGAACTGGTAGCAATATCTGTGGAAAAAGTTTTTAGAGATTCAAAAATATCTATTTCATCAATTCCAGTATTAATTCTTTCTGATGCATATTGGAACAATTCTACTTGAAGTTTGTACACATATAATTTACCAATTTGATAGAAAGGATCTTGATGTTTTACAAATTTAATTTCAAATAACCCCTTAGTTAATGGAAAATATATAAGATCACCCTCACATGGTCTAGTAGGAATAATAGTAGTCCCATAATTTCCAATGAGTTGTTCCCACCTTCTTCTAGACACTACTAATGTTGCTGTCTGATCCATCATTAATCCAAATTTTTGAATGAATGCCCCTTGACCATCAAAGTTATCTATATTTTCAAAATACATCTCTATAGGATAACTGTCTTTAAATTCTGATAATCTATCTTCTCCAAGAATTTCATCTTTAGAAACTAAGGTTCTAGGAATATAATACATATCATTACCATAAATCTTCATAGATTCAATAATGATATCCTCCATCAATCCTTGTTCATTTGATGAACCTTGTGAAAAATATATATTTCTAGCCATATCCCTATCCTAAGAAGAAATTTAGAGGGGCAGATTTATTCATCAATTCATCTTCTAAATCTTTAGCTTCTCCAACACCCTCATCATATATCCCTTGTCCATCTATTTGAACACCACCTGGGAGCAGCATTCCAGAAAACTTCTTAAGATTGGTTCCCCATTGTTTTTTAAATAATGCTGTTACATAATGTCTTAACCAAGATTCAGACCATACTCTGACAAATTCTTCTGGGTCTAATACTCTATAACATTGAGCAACTACATATTGCCCAACAAAAATCTCAGTCGCCCAATTGATATCTAAATATAATCTATTTTGGAGACGATTGAATCTTATAGTTGGATTCCTTGTTAATTCAAAATTAACTAAATCTAAATAACTCATTGCTGTAGTATAATATACCATTGATATTGATGATAAATCAGCAAAACTATTCAATCTAAGTTGATATTGAATATTATCAAAAGGATTTTGGGAATTTTGATATGTATTCCCAATTGGAAGAATATTGGTAATTCCATACACCAAATCTGGAACAGTAATATACTGATTATCATAAACCCCCTTTACTACAGGTATGGTGCTTAAAATAGCAGTGTGACCAGAAGATGATCCAGTAATAGTTTCTCCAGCAACAAAAGTTCCAACTATCTTATATACTAGTAGCAAAGAACCAGAAGAAACTCTTGTTCCTTCAACAGTTATTAATGCAGTTGCATTTGATGTAGAACCTCTAACAATTTCACCTATAGAAAAAGTAGATGCAACTGAGGTAGTAAGATTCATTGATGAAGCAGTGATGATTTGCTTCATATAAATTTGTTCTATGCCATCTGGGTGATATTGTCTCCAATATTCTAATGCTTCATCTAGTCTATCTTCTAGTTGTTCATCATCAACATTTATTTCGAGGACTGGACTTCCAAGAGCACGCAAACAATATTGTTTTAATTCTTCCCTACTATTAACTGCCATTGATTAAACCTCTTCTACGTTTTGCTTCAGTTGAAGTTGGATGAACATATATTGTTTTAAATCTTCTCTTGATTGTATTGTCACTTAAAATCTCCTATTGTATTCATCTATTTATACATATCCAATTATAGTTTGATGGGTTTTGTTATATATGTATATTCTTTATCAAAGTCAACTTTATACTGCTGTCCAATATCATATGTTAATGATAATTTATATTCACTAATCCATTTAACTTTTGCGTTATCTACTATAGATATATATGTAAATATATCACCATAATAACTAGTAATACTAGAACCAGTTAATGAAACTGGAAAAGTTGGTATCAATATCCCAATACTGGATACAATACTGAGACCAGTCAATGCAACAGTTATTAGTTGACTAGGTGTTTCAATACCAAAACTGGATGTAATACTAGAGCCAGTTAATGCTGATAGTATATTTGGTACTAATGATCCTCCACTGGAGACAATACTAGAACCAGATAATGTGACATTTATTGTTTGACTAGGTGTTTCAACACCAAAACTGGATGTAATACTAGAGCCAGTTAATAATGGTATTAGATTTGGTACTAATAATCCCTTATTGGAGACAATACTAGAACCAGTTAATGAAACTGGAAAAGTTGGTATCAATATCCCAATACTGGATACAATACTAGAACCAGTTAAAGCAACAGTTATTAGTTGACTTGGTACTAATATTCCCTTATTGGAGACAATACTAGAACCAGATAATGCAATTGATATAGTTTTAGATTCAACACCAAAATTAGATGTAATACTAGAGCCAGTTAATAATGGTATTAGATTTGGTACTAATATTCCCTTATTGGAGACAATACTAAGACCAGTTAATGAAACTGGAAAAGTTGGTATCAATATCCCAAAATTAGATGTAATACTAGAACCATTTAGTGTAACATTTACTATCTGACTTGGTGATAATATTCCCTTATTAGATACACTACTAAGACCAGATAATGCAATTGATATAGTTTTAGATTCAATACCAAAACTGGATGTAATACTAGAACCAGTTAATGCGACAGTTATTAGTTGACTTGGT